TCACATTTATTGATTTATTTATCTAACTTGTTAAAGATCTCTTTTAAGATTCAGGCTAATACTTAATTTCTTCACCGAAATCTTTACCCGCTTTTTAAGCGAGAACCGGATTATATATACTTATACTCCTTCTTGTCAAATATATTTGCATTTATTTTTTAGCGGCATATGCTACTAAGTGGTTTTTATTATATAACTCTTTGTTTTATTTTGATCAATAATCTTTCGTAGGGATGCCTTGCTCAAGTTTAACCGTAGGTTTTTTCATTGTCTATTTAGCAATAACTGGTAATTCTCCTCTAAGTAAGTTGTTCAATTATTGATTTAGCTGGATAGATAATTCACAATTTGATCTTTGCTTACTTTTTATGTCTTATGCTGCTATAACTCATCAGCTAACTTATGGTATATTTGGAATACTCACTCTTTCTAATTACGATTATAAAATATATGTATGTGGAATAAAAATATGAGAATGAAGGCAACTATTGCTGGATATTTTTTCTATAAAACACTAGCAATAAAAATCCCACTAATTATATTTGCATTTTTAGTTAGTCAGGAAGTATAATATCTTCCTCAAATAAGGAAGCTTGGCAGAGCGGTTGAATGCAACGGTCTTGAAAACCGTCGAGGATGCGAGTCCTCCGTGAGTTCGAATCTCACAGCTTCCGCCATTTATATTTGACAAATCATGAATATGTATGCAATAATCATGGCTTAACCGATCGCGGGGTGGAGCAGCTTGGTAGCTCGTCGGGCTCATAACCCGAAGGTCGTAGGTTCAAATCCTGCCCCCGCAACCATCCAAACCATTGTAAAATCAAGCCTTCCCAGCAAATCATAACATACTTAACAAATGCCCCAATATCCCTAAACATGCGCCAAAATGCGTCAAATTCCGTCCGTTTTGCCCCAAATTTGCCCCAAAATTGCCCCAATTACGGGACGATAAAAAAAGCCGAGTCTATGAGAAAATATAGAATGTTTAATATGATCCGGAAAGTTTATAACCATTAGTTCCCCCACTATTATCGCTTTTAGGAATCCATTTACCATATCTTTTTAATATCATTTCGGCATTCGCATGCCCCATTTGTCTTGCTACCCACATAATATTTTCACCATTACTTAATAATGTCGAAGCAAAAGTGTGACGCATTTGATAGCAATTCCTATATGGTATATCCATCTTTCTAAGCATAGTGCGCCACTTTTCAGAAACTACGTCACTACTGCTATATGGCAAATTAGTATTATCATTATTAAAAATAAACTCATTAGTCTTAGTATATTGCAATTGGCTTTTCAGGGCTTCAAACGCTTTAGGTAATAAAATCATTTCTCTCAGGCTATATTCATTCTTTGTCTTATTAAACTCACCCTCTACTTTACCCCGATCAATAGTAATAATTTTTCTTTTGAAATCAACATCTGTCCATTTCAAGGCAATTAATTCACTGGTTCTAAGTCCAGACCAAAAGCCAAATTGAACTAAATTTTTAAATTGACCAGTAGCCTGATTGATTATCAGTGTTTTTTCTTCTTCATTAAAAGGATGAGCTACATAATCTGATTTCTTGCCTACCTTCGTTGTAACCCTGGTGCGGTCGAGCTGCTCAATGGGGCTTTTTTCAATTAACCCATCATTAATAGCCTCAAGAAACATAGTTCTTAATACACTGAGATTATTGCGTATAGTTTTAGTTGTATTTTTGAGATTCATCATCCAATCTTTTATTATGCCTGACGTTAATTCCTTAACATAATATTTACCAAAGGCTGGGATTAAGACTCCATTAATCACACTCTTATACCCTCTGAGAGTCGATGGCGAAATTTGTTTATTTTCTTTCATCTGTATATAATTAGACAAAAGTTTATCTAAATAGTATTTGCAGGTTGAAGTAATAGGATGCTCTACAAAACCCGCATTAATTGCTGTTTTTGAATTAGGAAAATATTCAATATAATTAAACTCATTACGTGCAATCTTATTTAATATCTCAGTACGTAAATTTGCACAATACTTAATGTTTTGCTTACTTGGGCTTAATTTAATTGATTCACGATATCTTTGGTTGTTATACATAAATATAATCCGTAAATATTTGCCACGTATCTCTACCCCTTGAGGCATATCAAATGCATTTATATCCATAATTTTACTTTCATTAAAATATTAATAATTGAGCTTATTACTGATAATTACCAATAAATTTGTAACCATTATTTTCAGCTTTAGGTATCCATCTACCATACCGCTTAAATATCATCTCAACATCTACATGCCCCATTTGCGTTGCAACCCATAGTGGATTTTCACCATTAGATAATAACGTGGATGCAAAAGTGTGACGCATTTGATAACAATTACGGTACTGGATATTTTTAATAGTTGATAGCAGTTTTCGCCAGGCATCTGATACTTTATTACTACTAGCCCATGCCCTATTAGTATTAGGATTATGAAACACATATTTGCTGCTATAAGTATGAGATAATTGATTCTGTAAAGCTGCAAAAGCTTTTGGTAATAAAATTAAAGTCCGCTTTCCGGCTTTAGTTTTTGTTTTGTTTCTCTCTACATTGCAAACCTTAGTATCATGAATACTAGCAGTTTCTTCTTCAAAGTTAATGTCAGCCCATTTTAGGGCAATTAATTCGCTAGTTCTAAGCCCTGACCAGAATCCAAATTGAATAAGGTTTTTTATCTGCCCGCTGGCAGCATCAATAATAGTTTGCTTCTCATTGTCGTTAAATGGTTCTGCGTTAAACTCTGATTTTTTAGATGCTACTTGAATTAATTTACTCAAAGCAATTTTTTCAATTGGATTGTCTTTGATTAAATCATCATTTATAGCATCGGCAAACATATTTCTTAATGGTGTTAGATAGTTTCGTATAGTTTTAGGAGTTGCTTCCAAAGAGGCGATCCATTCTCGGATAACTGGAGCCGTTAGTTCATTAATATTATATGAACCAAATGCGGGTATTAATTGCCCTATGATTACTTTGCGGTAGCCCGCAAAAGTTGATGGTGACATGTAGTCATTTTCTACCATTTTAGTATAATTGCATAATTGCTGTTCGAATAGGTCATTGCATTTGTAGCTCTTTACTTCTTCGATTATACCTAATCGTTTTGCCAATCGTGAATCAGGGAAATACTCAGCATAATTAAATTCGTTCTTAGCAATTTTATTTAATATTTCCCCTCGTAAATTGGCAGCATACTTAATATTTATTTTCGTAGGTTGCAAATTTATAGTTTCACGGCATCTAATACCATTAAACATAAATACTATCCTAAAAGACTTGCCACTATCATTAATTACAATGCCTGGTGGTGTCAAGTTTGCTCGATCCATTTTCTATACTCCTTAATTTTTACAAATAATATGTCTTAACAGGTAGTTTTAACAGTTGTAATTGCCCACAAATTTATATTTACAATTATTATATTTAGGTATCCACCTTTCATATTGCTTTAATGTTACTCCAACATTTTCATGCCCCAATTGAGTTGATACCCACGCTGGATGCTCACCATTAGATAATAAAGTAGCAGCAAATGTATGTCGCATTTGATTAAAGTGACGGTATTTTATGTCTAACTTAGATAAGAGGTCTATCCAATTATCAACAAAATCACCGCTTGACCAGTGCTTGCCAGTATTGGGATTTTTAAATATATATTCACTATTTTTAATATTTTGTATTTGGCTGATTAAAGCTTGTAAAGCTCTTGGTAATAACACTATTGTTCGTATTTGAGATTTTAGGTTGGGTTCTCTTTCCTCACCAAATAATTTAACTCGACAAATGTATGCTACGTTTTCTTTAAAATCCACATCAGCCCATTTTAAAGCTATTAGCTCGTTAATGTTTAGTCCAGACCAGAATCCAAATTGAATGATATTTCTAAGCTGCCCGGTTGCAGTGTCAATAATCATTTGCTGTTCTATCTCATTAAAAGGGTCAGGACTCCATTTATTATTAATATCTACACCCTGTGGTGTTACGATTGCTCGATCCATTTTTGATACTCCTCAATATTTACATACAACATGCCATCTCTGGCGGTTTTGACAATTCGTTCGCTCCATTTACCTTCATGGCGTTTTTTGCGAACAGCCATTTCAGTTACACCAGTTAACTGACTAAATTGTTTAAGTTTTACCCACTTAATTGATGGTGTTGCGTTTATTTCCATAATACCTCTCATAGAATAACACCTTTATGCAATTGCTCTTGTTTCCAAATCTCAACCTCACCTTTGCTCCATATTAAATGACCGTACTTATTAACACATGGTTGCAAAAATTTACCGGGAGCTACCCAATTATAGATAGTATTTCTGGTTTTAATATTGAGTAATTTCATAACTTCAAAAGTTCCAATATAATCCATAACAGTTCACTCCACAATGTAATATTCAATATACCAGGTACCAGTTTTTGCATTATATTTACGAGTGCCGGCAATATTCATACCACGTCTACGTAATTCATAAATATGAGCACCTAGCCTGGTAATGCGAAACCGTCTAATAGCTTCCCAGCTATTAATTTTTTTGTGGGTGAGTAAAAACTCTTTTATCTTTTCACGTTGAGCTAACATAACGTCTAACCTTTTTTATTGAATCTTGAATTATTTCTACTAAAACCCAATACAGTAAAGGCTGTACTGGGATGTTACCGTACTCTTTCATAACAAAGCCATATAAATAGAATCACGTGTAATCATAAAACTAGCTTTAGTTTTAGAGATCACATTATTTAATGCTACATTTATTACCCTATCCGCTTGTTGGCTAGTTAAATTAACCCTAGATGTCAATAAAAAGCGCAACTGTTCCCGTCCAAATATAGTTAATGGATCACCTCGATAGCTTGTTTTACGAGTATTCATAAGGTTATAGCTCATATAGTTAGTCAGATAATCAACAGCATATGCCATATCCTTATATGTTTTAAAAAATTTTTTAACTTGTTTTAGCATTATTTCTTCCTTTATAAATCTATTAGATTTTTTAATCATTTTTGCTCTTTAGCTTGGATTTTGATAGTCTTATAAACTTCAAACTTTGCTAAAATGATTTCTCGTTATAGACTATGACAGCTTTTGTCAGGCATGACGAGTTTATGCCAGTATTATCTCATAATGAGATATATTTGTCAAGCTTAATTATCTCCATATTGAGACATTGATAAACTTGATTAAGTATTTGAACTTATATTGAGAAATTATTTGCATGTTTTTTGAGGGTATATATATCGTTATTATATGTAGATAATATAAAAATATTATAATTATATTAAGAATGAATTATTTAAGGTAGCATAGTTTAAATTACAGATTCGGATATAATTAGGAAGAAATTAAGCATCTTTAGTAGTTAAATTTTATTTTGAGGTGTGACGTTGGTAATAGCTTTATAGATAATTGGCAGAGTAAAGAAAATAACATCGAGAGAGCAAGAAGAGAAACAAACTAAGTAAAACTACTTATGTTAAATAGGTTTAAAAGGTTCACTTCTAAAATATGTTATTCACATATTTCTTGTCAGGACATAAACAAGGTAAAGCTACTAATAGTCAATAGATTTAAAATGTTCATTTCTAAAAATATGTTATTTACATATTCTCAGACATAAGTATAATCAAAACTAAAATAATTAAATTACCAAATTTCGGGTATTGCAAATTAAAAAGGCAATACTGCTTATTTTAATTTACTGAAACCTACATTTTTAAAATGAAATATTTTCTCGATATACTGGCTTTTTCAAGGATGGTGTTGAGAAAAAATGGTAGGGATAAATGCAACCTAATCTATCTGTACCAGAAATAATCATTTCTGGTACTATCAGAATAATACTTGGTGGATAATGAATTCTTTTTTTTCAATAAAAAAATTTTATAAAAAGGCGAAACAAACTAAAAAGATCCACTCAGAACTTAATGGATTAAGAAGGTTTGCTTCTAAAAATATGCTCTCACATATTTCTAAGGTAGGAGTATAAACAAATTTAAAAATGTTAAATTACCAAATTTCGGGTATTGAATCTTTAGCTTTAAAACCCTGGTAAAAATGGAATTAGTTTAAGCATACTTGCTTTTTCAAGTAATTGAGCCATGTTGAAAACCCCAAACTTTGGATACAATTGTTTATTAATAATGGCATTAATTGTTGCAGGAGCAAAAGGTTTACCTTCTATGATAGATAAAATTGCGGCAATGTCTTTGGGTGATTTATAAAGGGATAAATAATATAATGTTTGACTTTCTCTATTAGTAAGAGTTATATTTTTATCTAGCTCATTTATTTCTAATTTAGTTCCAGTTTTTTCATTTACTATTTTTATTTTAAATTTATTTATCATTTGTTGCATATCATCAACAAAACGTATAAGTTCTTTTTGTGCATTCTTCTCTGCCATAAATTCATCTATTTCAAGTTGGAGTTTACTGGCCTCTTTTTGAGCAGTAATATCAATAGAAGTACCAACTATACCTATAACATTACCTTTATTATCCAGTAACCTATTCTTAGCTGATAAATAAACCCGCTCTTTCCCTTTAAACATTGCACGTTCTTCACTTTCATGGGGTCCCTCCTGCCTTACTAAAGCATCCATTTTACTTATTTTACAAGCAATTTCTGAAGGGTATAAATCATAATCAGTCTTACCTATAATTTCAGATCTATTCTTTGCACCAAACATATCCACCATATATTTATTACAACCTAAAATATGACCATCTTTATCTTTCCAATAGATACTAGCATTTACTACGTCAATGATTTGTATGATTTTCATTTGCTCATTATTTACGACTTGTTGTTTTTCTTGTTCAATTAGTTTTTTCTGATCTGTAATATCATATGAAACTCCAGCTATTCCTATAACTTTTCCTTTACTGTCACGTAATTGTGTTTTGGTTGAGAAATATATTTTGTGTTCACCACTTGGTAAAGTAACATATTCTTCCCCAGTATAATTACCAGTCTCCATTGCCAAGATATCTGCTTCTCTAAGTTTGTTAGCATAATCTTTCCAACACAAATCATAATCAGTCTTACCTATTATCTCTGCTCTACTATTTACCCCAGCCATTTTCAGCATGTAATTATTGCATCCTAATATATGTCCATCTTTATCTTTCCAATAAATACTGGCACTGATTGCATCGATAATTCTATAGCTACTTTCATCATCGAAATTAGGTTGATTAACCACTCTTAAGCTCCTTTTAAATTTATAATTAGTAGGATTTAGTATACCAAGCAGATAGATTTTGGCAAATAAATTCAGTTTGTTCACATACATCATCATGTATTATATTTTCTAATTGGACTACTTTAATGTCTTCCCTGTTCTTTATAAAATGATCCAGATTATTAAATGGCAGTTTAGCTACATGACTATTTATATCATCGTGATTCTTTATAAATTCATTGGCATATTTTGCTGCTTTAAATAAAAATATTTTTGAGTAATGTAATGGATTAGATACTTTTTGATATACTAAATTTTGTTCACATTCAAAATTACTGATTAACTTTTCTGTATAATTTTCTAAATAGCCATTAGTTATATGATAAGAATATAATCTTTTCAAATCTTCTTTGGCTTGATTTAAAAAATATATAAGTGATTCATCGACCATCACTGTATCAAGAGAAGCTACCCAGATATTTCTAAACCCACGTTGTTCTAAGATACTAGCAATTTCTAAAGCAACTTGTCCGCCAAATGACCATCCGAGAAGAAGGTATGGATGTTTAGATTGGTTAGTTTTTTGCCTGATGTCATCTATAGCAGATAAATAAAGATTTGCTAATTTAGATAAGTTATCAATCTTATCAGTATTATTTAAATTATAGTTATCTAAACCATAACAACTATAAAATGAAGATAGCTGTTGTGCTAAAGGAATATATACCTCTGAACCAGCCATAGCCGGATGCACCATAAATAGATTTAGTTTGTCTGTTGTATCATTTAAATTACTAATAAGCAAAAATTCATTAGATTCTTTTATTAACGGTATTAGTTTATCCATTGTTTTAGCTATAAGAATATCTACAATTTTAATTTGGCACTTATATTTACTGTTTATTCTATTTATCAAACTCACGGCTAGTAAGCTATCTCCACCCAATTTAAAAAAATCGTCCTTGGTTCCTATTGCGTCAACTGGTATTTTTAATATTTCACTCCAAATATGACATAGCTCAATTTCTAGCTCATTATTAGGAGGTACATATTGACTATCTCGATCAATTTTATAATTAAGTAAAGCAACTCGATCCAATTTTCCATTTAATGTTAAAGGTAAATTATCTAATGAAACCAAAATATTTGGAACCATGTATTCTGGAAGAATTTTGGATAAATAATTTATTATTTTTTCTTTAACTAAATTAGTTTCAGCAACATAATAACATATTAAGTATTTAGGCATTACCTCATTACGCTCTGTAGTATTAGTATGTTCTTTTACTAATACTACAGCATGTTTAATTCCTGGGTAATTCATTAAAGTGGATTCAATTTCTCCTAGTTCAATTCTAAAACCACGTATCTTAACTTGAAAATCATTGCGCCCAATGTATTCAAGTTCATCCTTATCTAGATAACGAACCAAGTCTCCGGTTTTATATAATCTATTATTTTTGTTTTTTGTTTTTTCTTCTTTAGTTTGTAATGGATTAGCTATGAAGCATTTAGATGTTAGGTCTGGCAAATTTAAATATCCTCTAGCTAATCCAGTTCCCCCCAAATATAATTCGCCAACCTCTCCAGGAGATACTGGATTTAGTTCTTCGTCTAAGATATACCCTTTTATACTTGAAATAAATCTACCGATATTTGATTTATTTCCGACATCTACTTTAGTGATTATTTTATAAGTAGCATGTATAGTGGTTTCTGTTATACCGTACATGTTTATTAATTCAGTTGGAGTGTTTTCATATATCTTAAACCAAGGTTCTAATTGATTGAAATTTAATTTGTCCCCACCCAATATAACATATCGCAAACTATCTAGCTTAGTAAATTTATTGATAATATCTATAACTTGATAAAATACATTTGGCGTCTGATTTAATATAGTAACTTTTTCTTTTTCACATAGCTTGTAAAATAACTCTACGTTTTTAGATACTTCACTTGGAACTACAACTAATTTCCCTCCATAAAATAATGCACCAAATATCTCCCATACACTAAAATCAAAAACATAAGAATGGAATAAAGTCCACACATCATTATTTCTAAATTTATATAAATCATTTGTAGCCTTAAATAATCCTACTATATTACCATGTAATTGTAGTACTCCTTTTGGGTTACCTGTAGTACCACTAGTATAAATTACATAAGCTAAATTAAGGTTTGTAACATTTATATTTAGATTAGTGATTGGATATTTCGCTAAATAATCTTGTAATAATTGATCGTCGATGGATAAAATATTACAGCATTCCATGTAGATTAGATTAGTCAGTGTAGAAGCAAGTCGTAAATTAGTTATAACTAATTTAGTTCTGGTGTCCTCTAAAATATAATTAATTCGATCTTTTGGAGCAGTATTATCTATAGGTACATATGCTCCTCCAGCTTTAAGAACTGCTAACATAGCTATTACCATAAATTCATCTCTATCCAAGTATAGTACAATTAAATCCTCACATTTTACTAGATACCTTTCTTGTAAATAATATGCTAATTGATTTGCCAATTTATTTAATTTATAATAAGAAATACTAATTTTTTTATAAGAAATTGCTATGTTATTGGGGCTTTCTACGACCTGTTTTTGGAATAATCCGTGGATTGTTTCGAACTGTTGATGATTTGGCTCAATAGCTTTATCGGAGCGAAATGGAGGTTTGTGTATTTTTTTTAACATATTGGGTACTCTTAAAATACTGTTAATTATGGTGAATTCCTTAAAACTTTACGAAGTTAAATAGTTAAATTTTTTAATTTAAGGGTATTTTGTAATCAAAGGATTTCTTTTTTTTGATGAAAAGCGATACCAGAGAATAAGTGCCGTTACAGTTGTATTTGTAATTAATGTAAAAGCGTAACCCATCATTAATAAAGTATCACTCCTTATAATGGCATGTAAAAAAATAAAAACACTTATTATATTAAAACCGGCAAATGTGAGTAAGGATACATCGTCGGCATGCTTCGTTTTATAAAGTCTTATAATCTGGGGAATATATAAAACTGCATTAATAAACAAGCCGATTGAAAAAATGAATTCTATAAAAAATTTAATCATTATTGCTTCCTTTAGATAATTGTTAATAAAATAGAGCTTATAACTCCCTCATATCCACTTATTATACATTATAATATTTGAATAAACGAAATTATAAGCATTTGCTTATAAAATTTAGTTACGATTTAAAAATGTTGTATCACGGCATATCATTTATATAGCTCATTTTCCTGAATAACTGTACTTTTACAATTATTCATTAATTCTTTGAGCTTAGATTGATATTTAGGATTAATTTTTTTGATAGCTTCAGCTTGCTCTGTCTTAGGTAATAACTCAGTGATCCGTTGAGCTTCGAATTTTATTAAAGAAGAATCTATTATTTCTTTAATTAAATTATTATAGTTTTGATTCAATTCAGACTCTGGTATCTGATTTCTAAATAATGCTTCAGCTTGCATCTGTATTGAAACAAATAGCAATAGTTCCTTCATTTATAACTCTCCCAATTATAATAAATATTTTCAATGCCAGCTAACATTAAATACTAAATTATACCTTCCTTGATGATCTTGCAGATATCATTCAATTTCAATATATATATTTGGTAATGAAATTTCTAACTCATTTAATGCATTTGCCAATTTCAAGTCAACTATTTAAATTAGTAGTAATCAAAAAGTTACAAATAATCTTAAAAAGAACAGGTTTTTATCAACCATTTGTATGAGCGCTAACCGAGTGCGGGTACTATACCCCTATTCAATAGTGAATAAACAGCTGATATTATTAAATTTTTTACTTAAAATTATACATCTTTGGGCATAATCTGGGCTTAATTTGAAATAAAGTATTATAATACGTAATAAATGAGCCAAAAATATAAGGGTATAGCAGCTTTTTAGGCTACACCCTCGAGAAAATTTTTATTGGCTTTGTACTTATTGTCCTTGGTATATTACTTATTTATACTTAAACTACCAATTTGGTAGTCTGAACGTAAATAAGTAATATACTAATGCTACTAAGCAAATTCTATAGCAATTTGCCTGATAAATAAACTACTCGACCAATAATTTTTAATTCATCACTTTTATTAAAGTGTTTCTCAGGATAATCTCTATTTTCAGAACGAGCAATCAATTTATCAGTACCTAATTCTTTATACATCTTTTTTATAAAAACCTCGTTATGAAGAGATATAGCATAAATCCGATTATCAACTATTTCAGTTTGTGAAGTATCTACAATAATCCTTTGTCCATCCTGTAATTCTGGTGCCATGCTATCACCATGTACTTCAAACATGCAGAGGTTTTCTTCTTTCCAACCAAATCGTTTAATATCATTTAGTTCAACAGTATGATGCCGAATAATCTCCTGTTTAAATATATTTTGACCACAATCCGCAGATAGTATGTTTCCATATAATGGTATTTGCACTACAATTTCATACTCAGTTGCGCCATTTTCAGCATCTAATTGACCAGGGCGTAATTTGAGCAATTGTTCCACTGTATGCGCAACTTTTGAACCGAATTGTCTGCTACCATTTATAATCATATAATAAGGTGTGGGGCTAAGACCAAACTTTTTGGCAAATGCATTTACTGATCCATCAAAATGTTCTTCAATCAAGCGTAAGAAGTTCTTAACTCGAATTGAGCTAATTTTATCACTCATCTAATACCTCCTAAAGAAATAAATACCGTATCTCGTTTTGAGATATGGTGATATAATATCGCTGGACTTTTTAGCTATTCAATATAAATTAATGATTAAAACATTATAAATATTAGGTTTAGCTGAAGCTATAGCAAATATATAGTTATTATTGTGCAAGCAATAAGTGACCTGCACTTCGGAGGGCATTATACCATTCTGAGAGAATAAAAGCAGATAAAAATTAAGCTTGCTTAAACTCGCTCAGTTTCAACAGATTTAATATGTATTTAGAGGTAGGATTTTGAACGATATTAGAATTTTAACTGAATTATTAGATGCTCCAATAGCATTTAACCCTGCATTTGCCCGAATTTTAGGCAATAACTTAGCGGCTGGCATGTTACTTAGTCAATTATTTTATTGGGCTAAATCTAAAAATTTTGGAGAATTTTATAAAGTAAGTGAAGAACTACAAAGAGAATGCTTTTTGGGACGCACAGAGTTTGAAAACGCCCGAAAAAAAGTAATAGATAGTGGAATATTTACTCTGGTTAAAAAAGGAGTTCCATGTAAGTCATTTTATATAATTAACTTGGATATTTTATATAAATTATTAGAGAAATTAGTTTGCATAAAAGCTCCAAACCAGTTTGTTGAAAACCAGCAATCCAGTTTGCTGGAAACCAACAAACTAGATTGCATGAAACCTGCAAACAAGCATGCTGAAAATCAACAAACTATTATAAATAACAGAGAATACACAGAGACTACTACAGAGAATATAAAGAATAAAAAAGAAAGTTTAGAAATTGCACCAGAATTAGAAATAAAAAACTCCCTTTGTAATAATTCTGGCATGGATAAAAAAAATGGTGTTCTAGTGTTCGATTATTCGGACTTTGATGAGTCGCAAAAAATAGCTATTGAGGCATGGTTTACTTACCGCAGGGAAGCTAAGAAACCTTACAAGACTAAATCAAGCTTGACTGCATTACGTAACAAAATGCTTGAATTAAAAGCCGCTGGCTTACTGGTTGAAGCCATCAATCACAGCATTGCAATGGAGTATACCGGAGTGTTTCCGCCTAATGGCAAGCGATATTATCCAAATGGTGGCGCTCCACCCACGAAACAGTTTAATCATGTCCACGACTTTACCACTGAAAAGCCAGGACAACAAGTTGATACATTCTAACCATTAAATCAAAGGAGTTAAAAATGACATTAAAATTTACAATTGAGACTCTTGCTGAAGAACAAAGAACATGTGAAAAACATAAACGAGATTACGTCAGCTATTTATTTTCTCGTGCTGATGGCACTCACTCCTGGTCTGATTGCCCAGTGTGTAATTATGTAAAGGAAATGGCAAAAAGACGACAGGAAGATATTCAAGAGCAAGCAGCCCAGAAACAAAGATTAATTACTAGATTATTTAAACAGTCAGCTATCCCACCCCGTTTTGCAGATGATAGTTTTGATAATTACATTGCTGATACTCCTGAAAAGCAAACTGTAAAAAGAACCATGTTGGAATTTGCCCAAGATATTAAGGCTAATTTAAAACTTGGGCGCAATGTGATCCTGGCTGGTAACCCAGGTAATGGCAAAACGCATTTATCAGTTGCAACAGCAAAAGCAGCAATTAATAAATCTTTTACTGCCTTGTTTACTACTGTTGGCGAAATGATCGACAAAATTCATGAAGCTGGATGGAATAAAGCAACTGTAATTGATAATTATGCCATCCCAGATTTGTTGATTTTAGATGAAATTGCTTATACGCTGAATAATGAAGAACAAAAAACTTTATTTAAAGTTCTTAACAAACGCTATGAGAAAGTTCGCTCTACCATTATACAGACTAACTTACCCATGCCCGATCTTAAAAAAGTGCTAGGTGAAAGAATCATTGACCGTCTTCGTGAAAATAACGGGATCGTGCTTTATTTCACCTGGGAAAGTTTTAGAAAATGAATAGCAATACTATTGTAATGCCATACCCAATTAGCACAAATCGGTATTACCGTACTTTTAGGAACATTACCAGTTTATCTAAAGAAGGTAAATTATTTAAACATAAAGTGAAATTAGCCAATTTGCGTTTAAAGCCAACTTTACATGATGTGATGATTGATATTACCATTCACCCAAAACAGAGAAAGAACGGGAATAGCTATAATCAAATTATTGATATTGACAATGGGCTTAAATGTATCCTGGATAGTTTAATTGGTATTGTTTACAATGATGATCGGCAAGTTAAAGATTTACATGTAGCTTATGGTACAGCAAAAATTGGTGGTGCAGCCACTGTGGTAGTTAGTAAGTTTCAAAAGGTATAGTCAAATATGCAACATCTCATTAATAAAATTCATCATGCTAACTGTTTTGATATTTTAGCCCAGATACCTGATAACAGTATTGATTTAATATTAACTGATCCGCCTTACCTAACAACAAAACTGGAGTATGATGTTTTAGCTGCTAAAACCCTAGATTTAAATAAATGGTTTGCTGAGATTATCCGTGTTGCAAAACCCACAGCACCAATACTGATTTTTGCTAGTGGTAAGTTTACTTATAAGATGGTTAATATGGGATGGCGATATTTTCGCTATGAATTAGTCTGGGATAAAGTAAACAAAGTTACTGGTACTTTAGATGCTGGTACCAGACCTTTATTAAATCATGAATTTGTTTTATATTTTAGTAAAAATTTTATACGTGGTTGTAATAAAGGTAGTTTACCACGTAATGTATATAACCATGAAGTTTTGGTTTCAAAGACTATAGTTAAAAAAGGATATGGACTAACTTTATATGGAAAGCATAATGCTTTAGGATATAAAAATCTTAATGGTAAGAGATATCCAAAAAGTATATTGCGTTTTAACAAGGCAAATATTAAATGGGCGCATCCATCAGAAAAACCCTTCCCCTTAATTGAAAGACTTATCCGTTTATATTCGCATCCTAATAGCATAGTATTGGATACTTTTTCGGGTAGTGGAGTAGTCGCTCATGCATGTTCATCAAACGATAGAAATTTCATAGCTACCGAATTAGACGCTAAGTTTCATGCAGATTCAGTTAAGCGATTAAATAACTGCTTGTTCGCTAGTTGTGCATTATCAAATAATTTGTCCAAGAGCAATCATTATGAAACATCAAACAATATATAAACAACTAAATATTAGTTATAAAAACTATACTAAGTTACGCAATAAATACAGATTTTTTGCATATATTACTGATTTATTAACGTTAGACTATGTATTAAGTATCGCTGAAGAGTTAAGTAATAATTTGCTAATAGACCTAAGAGAAGCTTTACGACATAAAGGAGTATTGCAGGGTTTAGACTTGGCAATGTTTGGTGGTTTGAACTGTTTTAGCGAAGATAATTTGCATCATATTAGAAGCCTAGCTGATGCCATAAATCGTTTTCAGTCACACAAATGGCAGTACGATATGCCTAATAATAAAATTACTAAAATTGAGAATATCAATGTCATCAGTATATAGCCAAATCCAAAGTATTTACCAAGTTGGCAATATGCTGGTATATAACGGTAAGAATATATTGCTTGAGGGTAAAACTGCCTATGAAGCTTTACAAACTTATTTAACCACCCGTGAATTAGATTTACTAAACCAATATATCACTGACTATTTAGACGGTGATGTCACGGAATACAACAAACAGTTAATTACAACAGGTCGGGATAAATTAGCTGGTTATGATTTTGTAGTGTTAGCTAAGGAGCATGGTCTGGATGTTTATGTTAAAGCCAACCCTAATACAAACGAACTCAAGTATTTAACTTCTACGGTAGAAGAACGTCACTTACAAAAGTTATACAATTATATTCTCTATGTTGCTAATAATCAGAATTTAGTCCATATGCCAGAAAAAATTGCAAAAAAATATTTGCAGGATTTAATTAGAAGTAAGAGCTTTCACATTGATGTATCCATTATAAGCCCAATTAGTAACTCCGTACATGAATACTGCTATAGTTATATTCCCTTAGAGCAAATACGGGAATTAAATAAAAATAATAAAACTCCAGCCTGGGATAACTTTTTATTACAGTTTAATTTGGAAGTTGAACGTGAATTATTCATGGCTTTTGTTTATGGAATTTTTAAAGCAGATAATTTTGGTCGACAAATACTTTGGTTACAGGGCGCTGGTTTAAGCGGTAAATCGACAGTAGTTAATGTTATTGCGGATGAATTAAAACGCTATGGAGAGCATTTAGTAAGAACTATCGCTGGCAGGTTTAACTTTGACAAATATAGCTTTGATGGTTTAGATAAAGCCAGATTATCAATCATATCTGATACTAAAGAGCGAGCATTATTATCTCGCCCAGAAATATTACAAATTACTGGCAATGATTATGTTCACGTACAAGGCAAATTTAAACAGGCTAAAACCATCAAGATATTTAATAAAGTAATGGCAGTAAGCAATGTTTCCCCATTTGTTAGTATTAGTAAATCCCATGAGACTAGCCGAATGCTTTATTTACGCTTAGATACTGAGCTATGTAAACAACGCTTCAATTATTGGTACAAAAGCAATGGTACTGAAGGTAATAATGATTGGAAGTCTCAATTACACAAAGAGTTTAATAATTTTTTAGCTAATTGTGCTGATTTTTATTACAAGTATTTGGATATAGATGGCAGTTTTATTGTTCCACAAATACTATGGGATAAACTTGAAGAAAACAGCGTAAGCAGCTATCGAAATGTCGTAAAAACATTTGTGGATAATTGTTTGGAGCACGTTGCTGGTAGGCGCATATCACTCAAATCAGCTCAAGAAAAACTAAAGAAGTTTGCCAATGTAAAAAGTGTTACCACGGTTTTAGCAATGGAACTATACCAAACATTAGAAACCGAAGGCTACCTTATCGAAACTTTACAAAATAAATCAGTCAAGATTATAGCAATAACAAACTGCCAGTTTAAAAATGAACATTTAACTTTTGAAGTATTACAGAAGCAATTATTAGACCAGGTGCATCCTGAAATTGAGAACAAGCAATGACAGTACAAATGTTGGAACTAGAACCCATACAGAGTAATCGTGATATTGAATCTAAATATCATGATGAACTATTAACATTTTTTAGTAGTGGAGTATTTTTATTTGATATAAAAAATGGTGGTAATCAAATTGCTTCTAATCCTATCAAGTTACAAAATGCACTAATTGATTATTATTCAAATGATAAGCTTAAAAAGCTAACTAACCAGATATTTGGTACAGTTAATAGTTATCATTATTCTGAGTTTGATTCTCAGGTAAATACTATTATGGGTAAGAAAGCTCCCAATATCGAAAGTAATAATTCTTATCAGGATTATACCGAACAGTTACAGTTCATGAATTACATAGTTACTAAAAACCTAAGAGATGACTTTATCTATGATGTTCTATTATCTGTATTGCTACAAAGACAGTTTTATGCTCCCAAACAATTAGAAAACCAAATTATTAATTCAGCGGTTAATAAAATTAACCAGCGGATCGAGATTATCTCAAGTGACCAGGTAATAAAAATAACTCAAGGTTTAACTATAGCTAAATGTAAAGCATTAGGTCTTAACCAATATATTTGGCAAACAATGGAAGATGACCTGGTGCGCCCAACTCATGCTGCTAACAATGGGAAGATATTTGATTGGGATAACCCTCCAGAAAAAACAGGACACCCAGGTACTGAGATTAATTGCAGGTGTAAGCCTAAAATTATTGTTAATAGCACAATGGCAAACCTACTTGATCTGATGTAAATAAAACTAGAACTACCATTAGAAGCTGAGTAAAGAGAAGAGTTTATCTATAATAATGATAGTATAAAAAATTTAGCAAAACCCACTATGAACATAAATAGTTTAACAAATAAAAAAGTAAAACATATTACGATAAGTAGCACTCAATTTAACCCTGATTATTGTGGGTTATTGATTGAGCATTGCGAAAGTGGGCATTCACTAGAAACATTTGCCGGAGTTTATAACATTAGTCCGGACAAAATAGTATTGTGGGCGATGGAGTACCCCAATTTTAAGGATGCTGCCAAAATTGCCTTAACCAAACAAATGTATTATTGGGAATGCCAATTATTAGAAGGCATGCGTACAGGCGAAAAGTCACAAATTGAATGTGCAAAATTAATGATAACTAGTTTTAAAAATGTAACTGAGAATAAGATCAGGGAAAGTTTGTATGATGATTACAAAGAACACAAAAATGAGAAGGTACGTACAACGGATACTGATTTAGTGAAAGAACTGCAAGCAAAACTTAATAAATTAGAAAGTGTAAATAAGTAATGACTGCCCCAGATAGAGATACTCAATTAGCCAGACGGATTTATAGGCTGCCCATAGCCTATAAAACTGTTATTTTGCAATTAATTAATAAATGTGAGGATTTACGCACTAAAGATTGTATCGAGCGTCATTTGCATAATGCTAATAGTATAGTAACTTCATGTTCTGCCCATTCAGGTTACCAAAGACTACCTAAAGTTAAAACCAAGTATTACTTTATAGAGAAGCAGTCAAGAAGCAAACTTACCATTGAACAAATGGCACGCAAGTTTCAAAAATCAACCAAGACTATTTACTACTGGATATACACTAAATATCAGTTTTTATTTAATAACTATGAGGTAATAAGAGAATGAATACTAATGATAATATTTTAAGTGCTAATGCTTTGAAACCACTGAAAGCACTACCAGTATTAGGCACACCATTACTTTATCAGGTAAGCCAAGATACAGTAGGTAATCCAGTGCCAATCCAAAACCAAACACCGCATACTTTAGCTATTCAGGCTGCAGACTTCGGAGGTGGTACGGTTACTATTGAATGGTCGCTTGATGCTGCTACATGGAACCCGTTACTAGATAGTGCTGGGCAACCAGCGGCTTTTACAGAGAATACCTTAAAAGTTGGTATATCTTTTTGTGGCATTTATTTAAGGGCGAGTTTAGCCGGCAGTACTAACCCGCAAAACTTAACTGTAACTCTTGGTTAATGTTATGACTGCAAACTCTACTAGCAGGAATAATAAGACTAAACAGAGCAATACGTCATCATCTTTGTCAAAGGGTGATGACAAAATTGCTTTTAAAAATGAAGCTAATAAAGTAACTCAAAAAGGTCAAGTAATTAACCCATATCTTCCGCACGGAATATTAGCTGATCCATTATTTAATCCAATCACAGCAATAATACTTAGTTCTTTAAGATAGCCTGCTATTATGCAGCAAATAAAATTAATCCTCGATAAAATCCAGCAGGGTACTGCAAATAATAACGAGATTGAATTAGCCAATAACTGGCTGCTCCTCCAAAAAATCAATAATTATGATAACTATTGCAAATTCATAATACCCGAATTTAACTGGCAATGGTATCACGATATTATCATGAATAAAATACAGCAATTAATTGATATTGGGCGGGGTAATTTAATTATTGAGCTTCCACCTCAACATGGAAAGACACTAATTGCTGGAACATTACTAACTAGCTATATATTTGGTCGCTTTCCTGAGAAACGCCTGGTGTATGCTACCTATAACGAAGAACGAGCCAAAGATGTGGTACAAAATGAAATTATGCCCCTTATTATGTCAGATATTTATGCACAAGTATTTCCCAATAGCAAAATTAAATGGAATGCTGAAGAAGAACTGGATAGCAAAGTCAAGAAAAAGAAAGAGGCAACGACTCTTGGATTTAGTAATGTTAATTCTGATCGAGGTGGATTTAAAGCTGCAGGTCGTAGAACCATGCTTACAGGTAAACCCGCACACTTACTTATTATTGATGATTACTTCAAAGATGATTCAGAAGCATTTAGTCCTAAAATTCGTAACCAGGTATGGAACTGGTACGCAACAACCGCAAGAACACGCCAGCAAACCAATACCATAAAAATAGTTTTTGCAACACGGTGGCATAGTGATGATTTAATTGGACGGATACTAAAAGAGAATAAAGCAAATCGGCATGACCCGGATTATATACAGTGGGAAGTATTAAGCTTCCCCGCCCTTAAAGAAGCTCACCATGCTAATAATGATTATGACAAACGGCAAATTGGTGAGTATCTTGATCCGAGTAAAAGGCATCTTTATGCCGAGTTTAAAACCGATATTAGGGCATGGAAAGCATTATGCCAGCAAGAACCCCTCGATGAGAAAGGATTAATCTTCCAGCGAGATTATTTCCATCAATACGAGACTTTACCTGAGATACAACAAGTCTATATTTCAATTGATACTAACTTTACCAAGACAGCCAAGCATGGTGATGATTGCGGTATTACCGTATGGGGAACTAATAACCATCGTTATTACTTACTTAATTTTTATAATGAAAAGTACAATTTCATCGAGCTAAAAAATAAAGTAATTGAGCTAATCAAGTTCTACCCTAATTATACTGCTATCTTAGTTGAATTAAAAGCTAATGGTGCAGCCCTGGTAGATGAACTTAACCAATATTGTCCACGGGTTTATGGTATAGACCCAGAGAATAAAAGCAAGCTGCAAAGGGCGCAGTATGTATTAGATGAGTTTGTAAATCATCGGGTATTTGTACCAACAAAACAACAAAATCCACGCATTGATTTTTATATTGAACAATTATGCCAATTTACTGGACAAAGAGATGGCGTGGATGATTTAGTAGATAGTACCACCATGTTTTTAGGCTATGTAAAGCATGCTATTATTAGAATATCTAGTCTTGAGAGTTTAAATAAAATGGCAATTCAAAATCTTGCTAATAAACTTTATGGTAGACCACGTTCTAGTTTTACTATTAATAAATCCGCTTTTAATAGGATGCAGAAATGGTAGCAAGAAAAAATAGGAGCAAGTCACAAAATAAAACTAATAAGCCACAAAGCATGCCACAAAAACCGCCATTAAAGGTTAAAGATATTCGCCAGTTTGGGGTTAAACAAAAGTTGCCGGATAGTTTAAATGGCATCAATAAAACTTTGCAAAACTTCCAAAATATTATTTTTGATATGATACCTGATTTGAGTAGTAATCAAAAGGATGCATTGGCTACAGCAATCCCATACATGTATAACATAATTGGTGATTTCATAACCAATCCTTCATCAGTAAGTATCAGCACCTTCCAACGCATGGCATATACTGATCCCATTATAGCTAATGGGCTGGAGGTTAATAGCGCATTAATAGCCAGAAGTATTGGCCCGTTTTACCATGAAAATATTAAAATACAAGAATTAGTACGCTATAATCTCAAACACCTCAAAGGTGGTTTACAAGGTTTAATCAAGGATATGCTAAGTGCCAAATGGGCAGGATACTTTATTGGTGAGAAAGTAGTAGATAAAGAAGCTCTAAAAACAGGAAAGTATCTCATTAGCCACGTTACGCCTATGCCACCTATTACTACTTTATTTGCAGTAGACGAACAAGGTGATGTTAAACAACGTAATGGTGTTTTTCAATATATTATTAATGCAAACACAAACTATCAAAATATGAATATGCAAGGCTTTTTTGCTGGAGGATATAATAATAATTATGAGGGTGGTAATGGATTAGTTGGCATTGACCCATTAGCCTCAATGGGAGATTTAAGCTATCCAGAAAGGCAATTTTGTCCTCAGCTATTTGGTTTAGTTGAAATACCAAGAGACAAATGTATTCATTATGTAAATAGAAGTATTGATAACTTTAATAATCCATACGGCAGAAGTATCCTTAGGCGGATTTATAATATTTATTTACTTAAATATGGCATTCAACAGTTTATGGCGTTAGCTCTGCAATTTAGGGCATTTCCGCAAATGGTTATTTATACTGATGGTCAGCAGCAGATCCAGGATGATAATGGTAATGTAACAACTAATTACGATGTAGGTCTTAAAGTTGCGGAACAGCGTGAAGGTACCGGCACATTTGTGTTACCTGGCATGAAAGGTACTTCCTTTGATGTCCAGGCAGTTGATGTTACGGGTGAATTGCAAGTCTTTATCCAGATTTTACAGTTTTACGACCAAGAGATTTATAAAGGCTTAGGCATACCACCCAGCTTATTTGATAATAATGGTGGTTCATATGCAATGGGGTATATGCATGACAGTTTACATAGTAAAGTATTGGGCAGTACTATTGATGAAGTAGGAGGTTGCTTAATTAACCAGCTAGTTGCCGATATAATAGATAAAAATTTTAATAAATCTGAATATGATAATTATGGAATGTTTAAGGAGCGCACTCTTACTTTAGATGATAAACTGAAATTTGCTAAATTGTTTGAAAGTGCGAGAAACACTGGGATTTGTAGCACGCAGCTTATGGATGACTTAAATCGGATGCGCGAGATACTGGATTTTAGCCATACGGATAAACCTGTACCGCAGGACGTTACTGAAAGTGCCCAGAGTGGCGATACAGGAAATAAAAACACTAATATGAGAAATACACGAGATGACACTTCAACGCCTTATTCTCATTGGAATTAGGCATGTTTATTATTTTATCATGTTCTCGTCTAGCAACACCTTCATAGTCTCATAATATTAGTCACAGCGGCTTTGCAGTTGTGAAATCTGCTCAGGTGGTACGCCCTCTTTTATCGGTTTGGCACGTGATTTATCAAAGTAGCTAACAGTATATCCACCACCAAAAAAATCTGGTAGTGCAAGCATTAACCGGCCTACAGACACTCCTGTTGCATAAACCATCCCAATTTGTGTAGAAGGAAGATAAAATCTGTATTGGCAAGCTATATTAAATTCGGATTGGTCAGTTAAAGGTACATCAACCCAGTTAGTAGCTTGATTTTTTGAAATGCTATCTACAGCATATGTAAGATTTAATAACATTGTAGTTAATAGCACAAATATATAAAACAGTTTTTTCATAATATATTATTCCTTAAAAAGTAATTAAGATTATTTAAATGATAAGTTCTCCGGAAAATGATTATAACATAATATTTATAGTGCCTAATATGGCACCTTAACCCCTTATTGTGATTGGAATTAAATAGATAAAAATACTTAAAAAAAGACTTTACTTTGTCGGGAAGTGTACGCTATAATCCCTTTAGTTTCATTCCAAAGAGCATGAAACAGGGAATCGCCAAGAATTTGCACTTCTTGAAAATTCTTTCACTAAATAACCTTTAACTAGAAAAGGAAATAAAATTATGCTTCATGCATCAAATATTTTACAACAATCTTTACCATTTGACAAGAATTCAGTAGATAAAAAATTTACAGACCTTATTAATGGTATTTTAAATCAATTAAAAGAAGAAAAATTCGATAAACTTTTAGATTCAACAATCAAACAGACCCCGTGTAATTCCAGAAGAAAATTAATTAATGGTATGATAAAAGGCAGATGTGAAAACTTTGATTTAAAACCACCAGTATCAAATGGTTACTCTCAAATCAAAAAAGAAAGATTAAAAAACTTAACGCTTAATGAGCAATTTTATTTATTGGCACATATAGATTTTAAATCAATTGATAATTGGACTAATCCCAGACCAGATAACCTAAACTCAGAATTTGTTAGTATAGTACAATCAATTATCAGTGAGAAATTGTTAAAATTAGTTGATAATTTCACTTATTAGGAGATTAATTTACAGGGGGCTGCAAGAATTTTTTCTTGCAGTTCTTAGGGTATTATATACAGCCTATGGCTTGAACTGGACTTGATTTTAAGCCAATACCCCAGGCGTGCTTAAAAATAGCAACACAGGCGATAACAATGCGAATATGAGGGGTATTCTTGATAACACTTTAATCTTTATTCTCATTGGAATTAATATTAACTAAATAATAACTATAGGTACTTCAGCAGCTAAACCTTTAGGCAGAATCTTGGTATTGGTATTTTTTGCTTGTTCTCGTATATCCATTTCATTGTAATGGCTGGTTACCAAAATGGAGTTTTTAACCTGAGTTTTTTCAATTATATTAATACCAGTTAAATTTTCAGTGAATAATTCATAATCAGTTAATAAGAATATTCTGTCTTTTTCTTCCTCACTTTTAGACAATACAAAATTAATAGCATCACTACCTTTGTCAAAATGTTTGCATTCTATTTTAGGTGTTATTACTTCAAATTTACTTTGCCAAGCTGCATGGATGGATGGTTCATCATCGAGAATTACTAATATACTATTTGAAGAGATTTTTATCTGATTGCAAATCCAATTTGGTATAGCAGTTTGTGGAAATGTCACAATTATTTTAGTACCCATATCTGGTTCAGATTCAATAGCTAGACTTCCACTGTTGCTATTTAAAGTATTATTTATTTGTGTAAAACCAATGCCGTGCCCAGAGTACTTACCTGAAGTTACTGCTATATTTTTTAAAATCTTATCTTTAACCAACTCAGACATGGATTTACCATTATCTTTAACAATTATTTGGATATACTTGTCATCTATATTATTTAATTGGATTTTAATAAGTCCAGATCGATTTTCTAAGGCATCTACTGCATTATTAATAAGATTTGACATCATTCGCTTAAGGTCTGATATATTGCCGTTAATAAAAGTAAAGTAGCTGTTATGGCTAATATTTGTAACAAACTTAATTTTTAAATGACTATACTCGTACCTTTTTTCAGCAATGATCTCTAAAATAACTAATGATATTAACACGGCATCGCTTTTAACGTTATCTTGATTATCTTTATCGGGCACTTTAGCTTGGTTTAATAAATTACGGGAAATATCATAAATTCTGGATACTGCCAGGTTTAACATATTACGCTGATTCTCAGGTAAGACTGCGCATTTGGGTACTAAAAAATTTAATACCATTAGTGGGGAGCCAATATCATGGACTGCCTGATCTACAATAGTCTTAAATTGCTGCTGTTGCTCAATTTTTTGCTGTTGAATTTGGTATCTTAACTGTTCTGCTTCTTTTTGTGCCGTAATTTCTATAGACGAACCAATTATGCCAACCACCTCATTACTATTATCAGCAAATAGGGGAGAACGAATAGCTGTAAAGTACCGTGTTTTACCTGTAGTAATATCCTGTATAGCGTCTTCTTGAGAAAGAGTAGACTTTGTTTCTATAACTTTTTTCACATGTTCTATAATATTATCTGCTATTTCTCGTGGATAATAATCATATGGACTTTTACCTATAACATCTTCTGGAACTCGGGCTCCCATCGCCTCTAAGCAGCTTTGGTTAGCACCTAAGACTTTTAAAGTAGCTGTATCACCCCAATAAATAGGAAATGGAATAAAAGGCGCGACTTGTTCTAAGTATTGGATAATATGAGGCTTCTTCTCCATGATTTATTATTTCTCCAAATAATACCTTTAGTTTTTATACAATAAATATAATCTTTTTTGTTATTAGTCTATAAATTATGCTTTGATTGGATTTATCTGACTTCAAAAGAATTTTAAAAATTAACTTTACTTCTGTGGGAAGTGTACGCTATAATTGCTTCACCTTCATGCTGAAGAGCATGAAACAGCGAATAATCAGGGATTGGATCTCCCTAATTATTCATCACTAATAACCTTTACCAAGAAAAGGAAACAAGCTTATGTTCCATGCATCAAATATTTTACTACAATCAAACAAGTTAGATAAAAATTCAGTAATTAATAAATTTAATGATCTTGTCAATAATGTTCTAGGACAACTTAACACAGAGCATTTAAACAGATTAATTGATTCAGCTACTAAATATATTCCTGCAAACGCCAGACCAGATTTAATTGATGGAATAGTGAGTGGCAGATGTAGATCATTGGACTTTCGCCCTTTAACAACTAATAGTAAGTTTAAAGAGCAACGTGTGAAAAACTTAACCATTAATGAACAATTTTATTTGTTGGCACATTTAGACCTGGAAAGAATATACCCTAAGATAGGAAAGCTAAATCCAGACTTTATAAGAACATTGCAAATAGTTATTCGGGATTATTTTACTGATGCGGAAAGTGACATGAATTTTGAGTAATTTAGTAACCAGGATCTTTCAAATAGGCTATTATAATTATAGCCTATTGCTTGAGTTGATTGTGTAGTGTTATTTTTTAAGTCAGGCTGTACAAGTCATATTTGATGAATTACTAGAATCAGCGTCATCCCATTCATAGTAAACTTTTACACCACGAAAATTTTTAATACCAATATATTCCCATTTGTCAAAAGTGCTTTTTAACTCAGAATATTTATACAATACAATATCACCTTGATAATTTCTATTGTTTACCTTACTTTTTGCGACCTTATCATTTATTGCCTCAAAATCATCAATGCTACCATTTTGATAAACCATTCTATATTTTTCCATTACAAGACTCCTTTAAAACCGTTGCTAATGAAGGTACTATACCGTACTGTTTGGTGGAAAGCAAGTCTTAATAAAAAATATTTTAGTTATAATCTGATGTTAAAATTACTAGAGAAATATAATTATCAAATAATCAGTACTCTGGCCATATTAAACTACGGTTAAATTTAACGGTTTTATTTCGCTTAAATATATTAATAATATTATCGTCAGCAAATCGCATTTCTTTTAATAAATTAATAATTAAAATTAATCTTAATGTTTCCGCATAATCATAGATCTTTTGTTCATTAATTGGAGATCCTTCGATTTGATCCCAGTGAGTGTAATAATTTCTTAAGCTACATATGTTAGTTATAAATTTATCGTCGGTTATAATTGTCTGTGTGAGAATATTTTGCGGAATGTGTGTTATTAATTCTTTAAGTCGCTGCATTAAGGATGGTTCATAAGCATATTTCATTTTGCTAGTTAGAGCATATTTTATTTTACCAATTAGCTTATTATTGAGTTTTTTAGTCTTTTCTTTTTTTAATACATTTTTTAGGCAAAGAATATATGGCTCAATTGCATCTTTTGGTATATACTCATTATTTTTAAACTTTCTATGAAATGTCTCAACCATTTGGATAGATTGAGAAAACCTTACCTCTAATGGTATGGCATAATCAACTTTTAATAAACTTTTAAAAATGTATCCTATAACTTTAAGTTTTTCTTTATTTTCAAACCACCATTGAAGAATTCGAACAAAATCATTTTTAATATTTGTATATGTAACTAGAAATAGAGAAGAATTCGTATTATTATATTCAATTGGTCTATTCAATACATATGAAATATCTTCTTGTGAATTTGAATGACAAGAAATATATGGTAATTGAATTGGCTGATAATAACAAACTGATAAAAAAGTAATAAGCCAATTTATAGAATTTAATAATTCATTAAAATCTTCTGCCTTATTTTTATATAATTTTATAAAGCTATCCTCTTTTATATTATATCCAGAGGGGTTGGAATTACATGTGTACTCAGATTTTATTTCAATATTTAGACCTACCGTATCCAGAGAAATTTTTAATATCTCAGGTGTTGTATAAACCATAGTTAGATTATTTACATCAGGCTTTACTGTAAACGGATCGATGCCCATCCATTTATTCAAATAATTAACTGGTATAGAGATTGCATCAAATTTAATAGATTCATTTTGGTTAAAATGATAGCCAATAAAAGCTTCATTAAAATTATATTTCGTAACAATTGAACCAGGATAAGAGCAATTTTTCGAGTGCTCAATTACTCCAGTTAGTGTTATTTTTTTGCCATTTGTCGTAATACCATTTATAAAATCATGCTTATGAATTAGGTTTGAAGGCGGGGCGTTAGAAAAGTTTCCCATAATTTCTAATAAATAAGATCCATTTTTTTCTTGCAATATCTTTCCGTAAAATTTATCATCAGTGTTTGGAATATTCCACTCACCGTAATAATCTGCAATACTTTCTAATTTCATGCCAATTTCCTCGCGTATGATACTAAAAGAGATTTTACCATTAGATAAAAAAAATAATGAAGTTATTAAAATTTTTCTATATTTAGAACTACTATTAGAAATAGATGGAACTACACATATTAACTAAAATTGCTTCTCATATGGAGTAATTCAATGCAAAATAAACTAAACAGATACATATTTAGCAGCACTGGTGAAGTACATCATTACCAAGAACAGGACAATGCTCTAATTGTTACTGTATTACTATGTAAAGTAGGTACTTTTACTGATGCTAATGGCACAGAAGTTAATCTTAATAAAGAACAGTTACAAGGCTTGACTAATACCTATAATCAAGAAGTAGAAACTGAATACCAAAAAATTCAAGCTAATAAAAAAGAACCTATCGGTCGTATATTTCTCGAACGATTACTACGCAAAAAAACTCCAGAATTATTAATTGATGAAGTAACCCTGGCTCCAGTTACCACGGAACATACTTTACATAATAGCTTTGTTGTTGGACGGGTTATTGGTCGTCTGGAATTTAAAGATATAAGTGATAGTTACGGCGAGATTTGGGGGCGGTTGTTTATTAGTACTAAAGAATATGTCGATAAAGTCAAGGGTGGCATACTTAACCAAATCAGTTTGGCATTTTATCCGGATACAAATAAACTGGAAGAAGTCAGCTTTACCGTATACGGGGCAATTGATGGTGCACAAATTATTAAGATGTCTCAGCATGGAATTAAACCAGATAAAACATTACTTGCAAGTACCATCGGTGAATTAAGCAAGAAGCTATCAGCAATTAATAATGAACTTATTGATATTGATAGTAAATTAACTATGGCTAGAAATAAGCGAAGCCTGGAGCGTTCTGTTCTGGGCTTGGTACAGTTCGGTAAGATTTACCCCCGTGATCGTGATTTACTGCTAGTTAATTTGCTAAATATGAGTTCGGATAATGATCGGAACATTTTACTTAGTACTATTAAAGCATTACCCAATGCAATAGATTTACGGGTTTATAATAGAAATAAGCAAGCTTTTAAAATGGAGGAGCTAGTAATGTCGAAGGACAAAACTGTATTAGTACAAACGGCTGAGGAAATATCCAATGCTGTACAGGAGAGTTTAAAGTTATCAAAAAATAAGGATAATGATGCTAATCACGAACCAAAACCTGAACCTCAATTATCTAAGCCTGAAGGTGATCCTGGTAATGACAATCCTCAATTTACCAAAGAGCATGCAGCAATATTAAGTGATATGCTTAAAAATGGTAAGAATAATGATGCCATAGATTATCTGAATAAATTTAAAGATGAAGCAAACGCTAATGAAGAAATTCAGCAAACCGCTTTAAGTGCTAATTCTGCTAAACCTGTTGATGAGCAACAATTAGAAAATGAAAAGGTAAAACAAGAAGAGTTAAAAATGAGTGTGTTATCCCAAATCTCAAAATTAACTGATATTTTACAGAAGTTACCATAGGAGGCACTGATGATACCAGCACCACAAAATAGAACCCAGCCACAACAAACATATAGCAATTTATGGGCAACGGATCCAAGTAATGCCAACTTTGTTAATGTTACATTAGCACCAAGTACCAATCAAGATGGTTATAACCCTGGCTGTATCTTAGCTCAATACACCTCTGGAGATTATCAAGGTCAATTTGTAAATTATGATCCCAATGGTAAAGATGGGCAAAACATAGCATTGCTTATACTGACAGACCAATATTTAACTCCTGATATGCAAAAGTTAGGTACACGGTGGGGAGTTTTGGTTCAGGCAGTGTTAGGTGGAGCTACCTTATATAAAGACCAGGTGTATTTTAACAAACAGGACGGTACAGACGACATTGTACCGGCAATTACTCAAATTGGAGGCAAAGTTGTTATTGGCAAGGTTGGTTTATATGCAATCGGTAAATAATCCACATGCAGATTCCTATAGAGGTTTAAGGAGCAATTAATGAATATAGATCAGAAACTATTAAATACAGCACAAAACATTGCAGAAAAAGTCCGCTCCCAAGTAGGAGCGCTTGATGTTGGGCATTTACTAGAGTTTGGACGAACTGAAATTAAGAAGTCTGGCAGTTTAACGAAAAAGGTGCAATTTTCAACTGATAATACTATCAACGTCGGACAATATGGTGTAGTCATTGACAATATACGCCGAGACTATGGTTCAACTGAGGATGCTACCTTTAGCTTGGATGAATACTTTCCTGAACGTTTTAGGAATATGCCATACATAGTTAATTCAATAATGCAAGGTAATACAGGGCTATTGCCAGCCAGAGCCCTAGGTCAGCCCATACCACAAGTTAAAAAACTTAACGTTAAATCCACGACATTTAGTGCCGCTGGATTTGCTGGTAGCATGACATTTGATGAACTAGATATGTTCTTACGCAATTTAAGCGCCCAGGACATATCAGAGAATGGCTTGGATACATATCTTATCTATAATCAATTAAAACTATTAACCCAGTTATATTCACGTAAAAAGTTATTAACGGCACAAGCAGCAATGTTAGGGCAAATTGAATATGAAGCTGATGGACAATTTGATTTCCAGGCTAATTATGGTATACCGTCTCAAAATATCGTTCATCCAATATCAGGCAACTGGTTAAACCCGAATAATACAGTTAATCAAAACGCAATGCCATTTCAAGATTTATCTTATATATTAGATAGGTATCCACCATTTTATAAGTTTAGAAGTGCATATATGCGTAGTGGTAAACTGATTATGAATCCCAACACTGCAGACGGATTTTTAAATAACAATAATAATAACTCCTGGGCAAAGAACATTTTTGGTAATGCTGCACTCTTCAAAAGGGCTACTATGGATATGTGGTTACAGCATATGTATCCATCTGGCAATTTACAAGCCGTAATTGAGGATGACATGTATGTCGATGATGATGAAGTTAGTCACTATACTATTCCAGATGGCAAAATCCTTATTGCTTTTGATTCAGCCTCACATGGTGGTTCATTGGGTGAGTTCGTATTTGTGCCAGCGGCACAAAAAGGCGGGCTATTAAATGCGAAGCCAGGTATTTATACATTATTAGAAGATTGCTCAGTACCTGGTTCTCGTGGTGGTGTAGGCAATCCTTTTGTAAATATTATTGCTGGATTCAATGGGTTGCCTCGTATTGCCAATCCTAACAATATGTTAATTATCGATGTTCTAGCAATAAACAATTCTTCACAGTCAACAACATTAGAGGAACAATTAAATGACAGACCAACAAGTAAAAGAAAAAATAACGAAGCTCGTACCGGTACGGCTTAATATGGTAAGTGCTTTGCCTAGTGATGGATTAACTACTGATCCAATCATTCACCAGGCTGGTGAAGTAGTGGAGGTTGATTCTGAACTTGCTAGAAAGTGGGTAACTGAAACCTATCGTAGAGCACCAACTAAAATGTGTGAACGTAAAGGTGGGGATTTTTTATTACCGGAATATATTACCAGAGCAACATACTTATAAAGCTTAATTATGCCGGCTAATTATTTACAACCACGCTATTTAACTATTGATGATGTAAAACCGTATCTTGAGGGTAAAGTAACTTTTGCCCTAGGTGACAACCAAGGTGTATCTGATGAGCTATTGGGTGAGTTAATTGCTTTTGGTGAGAGTGCATTGGAGCGGGATTTTTCTCCGTACTTTAAAGTACCATTACAAACTAAAACTGGTGAAAATTGGCAATACTTACCGGCGTCTACTTTAGCCATAATTAAAAAATGCTTAATTAACCGTGCTTGTTTACAAGCATTACGGATGTCATTTGGCAGCAATACTAATGTAAGAGGTGATAATTATGAAGATAAATACGAAGTTGAATATGCAGCATTAAAAAGCACACTCTTTCAACAAAAACCTAATGGTATATTTTTATTTCCTCCCACAGAAGGATTGGCTCTCGCCAATAATGGTATTAATTATAGCAATATATTGCCTGGTGGCAAGAATGTGCCTTTAGGTGGGGGTAATGTACCTAGTGCCTTAAGTTATGCAAGAACCAGGCTAAATAACCCTGGTCGTTCTTTCTGGTATTTTTATGCCAGCAAAAAATAATATAAGGGAGACTATTAAACAATTAGTTATTGATGCAGTAAATAGCAACAAAGATCAAATTATTAATAAGATTGCTAATCAAAAACAAATAATGTTTGATAATAACTCGCATGACTGGTCTTCATTATTACCGCAAACAGTAAGCCGTAAAAAGCGAGATAAAGATTTATTCAGAACTCCAGCGAGCATTAATATTCGAAAAGGTGGGCTATTTAAAGTATTTACGAATGCTTGTAGTTATAAAGTAACAAGCAGTAATGGACAAATTGATTTTGATATTCAGTTAGACGATTTTGAACAATTTAAAACTGATATTGTAGCATCACATGGAAGAAGTGTAACTGATGTTACCCAAAATGAATTAAACCAAATATCTGAAAATTTAGCAAATATAATTTCAGAAGCAATAAAACAACACACAAGTGTGACAATATGAGTGATCGAATTGATAAAGCTACATACGGATTATATTGTAATCTGCCATCACAATTATTAATACAATCCATCGTTAATTATTTCAATAGCCCCTTATCGGGTAAGTTCGGACAATTGTTTGGCAATAACGTATTTCCCTATAGACGGGATGATACTGAAGAGCGGGTTTTGCCCTCAGTCAACGTATATTCTCTGGGCTTTCAAACTACCGGAGATTTAGCCTATTTTTTAGGTAATTTAAGGCTGGAGTTTAACCTACCTGTAAAACTCATCCGTGATCGACAGACTGAGGCTGGTGTAGTAATTGGGGAGAGTTTATTTTTACTTACCCGGAATCCGCAATGGATATTAAGTATAATGGAAACAGTACCCGCTCTTAAAGAACTAGGTACTAAATTATCAGCGAATTATGAACCATTATATCCACACGACAAAGATAGCCTGATGTTTTTTGTTACCATGAATTATAAAATAGATATTGCCAGTTATTATGATTATTTAAACGATCATGGATTAGACGTGGCTGATCCATGTAAAATTTCAAATATTGTCAAAGTCTATGATATAAATGTGTCCTCAATCACATAGCTTGATTTATTTAACTTCTTCATAATCATTAGCTGTAATATAACACTGCGGAATATAATAAATCTCATTATTTATGTCGATATTAAAATTTGGAACTAACATTTTTGCAGGGATAAAGACTTGACCATTTTCATTTTTATGAACTGGCAGTTGCCCATTTATAATACCTGATAAGTTATCTGGATTATATAGGTAACAATTTAACTTCGAAAAATTTGTTCCTTCAATACCTTGAACTGCTAAATTTCCTCCAATTTTCAAGAATAAATCATCATGAGTAATTTTAGATTGAGTCTTGCAATAGTTATAGACTTTTTCAACAAATGACTTAGTTAATTTAAGTTTTTTGCCAAAATTAGAACCGGAACCCTGAAATCTGTCATGTCCTCTAACTATAAGTTCGCCCATCTTTTCGTATGGGTTAAAATATCTTTGCAAATCAAAATTTCCGAGCATACTCCCATTACATAAATCTAATAAAATTGAATAAAAATGAAATAATGAATCTTCTTTAAAATTAACGGTAGTTGTCCCAGTGCTATATTGCAAAATGTCGTTATTATTTAAACAACGTATATGGTCTATATTACCACAGTGGTATATGAGGCCTTCATTTAAAATTACAATCAAATTTGGCCAACTCTCTCTATGATTCTGTGCTTCCCATTCTTTAATATTTTTTTCAATAGACTTCAAGGAATTATTAGCTAGAGAATAAGCAAAAATGATACCAACTGGTCTTTCTCTAATAACTAAGTTAATGTTGCCAGGTGTCATACGATATATTTTATCTTGAGGATTAAGAGATTTTACAGATTTTATATTTTCTAATCCTTCAATTAACTTCTCTTTGGATAATTCAGATTTTACTTCTACTATTCCATATACCGATTCAATAGGAAAAACTTGAATATTTTTACTTGCTAATAACGGTGTAAATTCTAATTGATTAAATATTATTATATCTGTTTGTTTGGATACCTCTTGACATGGGGAAATAATTTCACCAGTACCCAATCCATATTTTTTAGGTAACATCTTTTGCAAAAAAAAATACAGTTGATCTTCTCTGTAATCACCTTTATTTCCATTATGACTTATGTGCTTTGACTTTTCAAATTCTCTATTTAAATCTTCAGTAGCATACTTAAAAATTTGTTTAATATCCATAAAATTATTATACTTTCATTAATATTCTAATTGCTATATATTATATACACTTTATAAATATCTATTTTAACATCATTTATCTCTAGAAATACCGGAAACTAAAAATGTTTTATTCTGGAATTATTAATATCCCTGCAAATAATTTATAATTAGATTGCAGGAGCATAATTCCATGCCAATAATAAACAAAGTACCAAATAAAAAGATTAATATTAATTTACAGGGTGCAGTCGGTATACCTAGCACTGATGCCAATATCTTATTAATTGGGCATCGAGGAGGTGTAATTAGTAGCGCCATGCCCAGTTATTACCAATTACAGCCTAAATCTGGGTACCCACAGCTAACAGCTTATAGAAGTTATGATTTACCTAGCTTTGGTGATGGTGATACTGCAATTAGCTATATGCAGGCACTTGGTTTTACCGCTAATTATGGTTTATCCAATACTGTCACATTTCCTGCACCAAATCAAGTAATTCCTCCGCCAAATGTTTTGGCAAAAAATAGGACTAAGAAATTTCTACAAGATAGTACCACAACTGTAACTCTACAATGGGATAACCACCCGATTGGATTTGACTTGCTGGTGGGTAATAGCAAAGAGATTAAGATTACACAAGTCAATAATGCAGGAAATGACACTGTCACTGCAACAGCAACGGTGCAAACTGCTAGTCAAAGTCCTTGTCAGTTAGTCTTAACAAATGTACAAGGTACGTTTACTACCACTGCCCAGATTACAGCTAACTATATTGATACAAGTGCCAACGTACCTGATCCGGCAAGGACGGATGAAATATGCATGATGGTATATAGTGCAGTTAATAGCATTAATACTAACTTTCCGGAAACAATTAATACTATTACTCCAACAGTTAGTATCTGTTTTTTAAATCCAACAGATACCGGATTTAATCCCAATAGTGCAACAGTTCCGTATCTAAATAGTGATGGTAGTAATGCAGTATTAAGCAATGTACAAATACTACCTAATGGAAACATGGGTATATATTTTGCAAACGTGCCAGCTAATTTTGGTATAACTCCATTAACTGCGTTAGGTAACACGCAAATATTTAAGAGTTCAAAAGATAGTATTAATCCAGCTAATGGAACATTAGTTCAGGTGTTACCTGGCATTGTCTCTAATGGCATCGGTATTGAGCTTAAAGATGTAACCGACACATTTGCTATTGGTGATGCGGTAAATATTGTGCTGGATAGTACCCAGAATGTATTTAGTTTATTAGTATCGGGTAAACAATATCCGGTCAGCCCTTATGAAATAAAAACCCAAGCTGACATTAGTAGCCCGACATCCAAGTTTGTACCATTCTTTAATTATCTGGCTAAAGCTAATGCACCGACATCGGTAAATAGTGGTTCATTCTTTGCTATGGGCGTAGTGTCTAATATTTCCATTCCAAAACAACAAGCCAGCAATCTTCCAGTATTTGATTCTCCAACTGGAGCTTCCTTCGGTGCTGAGTTTATTACAGGTGCTTATTATCCATATATGATGAAACTTGGCGACTATCCACTAAGTCCAGCAATTGTAGCAAGTAATTATGCCGGTATTATTGCTTGTAATGATGTTCCATTTAATCCACTAAATAATATAGCTCTCAAACTTCCGGTAGTTTCAGACTTAACTACAGTTTTAAATGACTTAAGCTCAATCACCACTGCTATTAATTTAGGTTGGACACCAGTTGCGGTAAATTCAAAACAGCAAGCTTATATCGTCCGTGCTGTAACAGGATTATTGTATTTACCAGGTACTGAAACGCCAGATACCGAATACTTTCCGGTTACTGATTGGCAAATCATTGGTTTATGGAAGAAAGCAGTGTTTCAGGTGCTAAGTAAACCAGAGTTTACTAACAAGCGTAAATCAAATAAACTTAAAGAAAATGCAGTTAATGCCTTACAACCATTAGCACTTAACTTTGAAACTAGCGGCATGTTTTATAACATGGCTAAATTAATTGGTGAGTTTGCTGTGATAGATGATGCTGAAGACCCAGCAAAATATGATGTAGTTACACCTGTATGTGTAACTCCGGAATTTAATGCCATTGAGGTAATGGTTAATGTGCTTAGTTATTTATCACAGGTTATGACTACAGCTTAGTTGCATAATCTATGAAATCTCACATACGAAATATATTTAAATTGGAGGCTAAATATGGCTGGATTTTATGCTGATCGGGGTTTTCTTACTTTAAATGGAGTACCCTTTACTGAACAAGGCAATATAAAAAGTGTCGTGGTTAATATAAATGAGAATTTAAGCGATGTGCCAGGTATGACGACTGATCGTTCAACACCTGGCTTTACTCGTGGCAATACTACAGTAAGTGCAGTTGTTGAAGTATTTATACCTAATCAAGGTAACACTGTACCTAACTTTTCAGCACTAGATTATGAAAGCAATAATTTTGCTTTGGTGCTGGTCGCTAGTTCTGGTGCATATAATGGTAAATATGCCGGTAAAACTTATATCCTTAATAATATCGCTTATGATGGAGGTTCGAGTGGATTTTCAGGTGTTGGCCAGACCGGCACAATTACAGCTAACTTTAAAGCACAAACTTATCAAGAGGTAAATTAGTATGCAAGAAATCAATACTCCAAATATACAGGACTCCAGCAAGGCTGATTCAATTATTAAAGCTATGAAGGTAGATTGTGATCCACGGGATAATGAGAAATTGCCAGAGCAAAAGTTTAATGAGCTGGAATCCCAGTATGACTTATTAAGGCAAATGCGAAGTGGCGTGCATGCAAAATTTATTATCGAGCATGATGGTAAAGAATTCCCCATGCGCTTAATTTCTGAAGAGGAACAGCAAGATTGCTTTTTAAAAGCCTTAGCTGAGTTTTATAAATTACCTGAATATTGTCGTATTCACACTCATTTAATTGATCGGTACAATATGGTATTTATTTTAGAAAAAGCCTTAAGTTCTTCTCCGCTTAATCCAAATGATGGTGCAATCTTCATGACGCTAAAAGCTCTTAAATCTATGACTTCAGCCAGCCTTAGTTCTTTATTTGCTAAATATACCGCTATGGATAAACAGTTAAATCCTTGCGTTGATGAAATGAGCGATGCAGAGTTTGAGTTCTTGATGGAGGAATGCGTAAAAAAGCCCGAATTAGTGAGCAGCTTATCGGTACTGCAATTGCAGAGGATAACGCATACTTACATAAAACACCTCATATTACTTCAGGGCAAATAGCATATTACTTATTATGGCATAGCTATCTTAATCAGAAGAGAGCAGAATCTGAAGCGAAGCAGCTTGCTATATTAGAAAAAATATCTCGTAACGGAGGTAACCGTGGCTGATAATATCATTAGGGTTGTATTTGAAGATAATAGTAATACAAATTCTAAAACATCAGGTTCTAATCCAATAGATACTAACGGAAGTACAGAAAGTAATAGCTCACCTTTAAATAATACAATCACCCCTTCTGAAAGTATCATGAATAGCTTCTCGGCTAAATTGCAGCAAGCGGTTGAACTTGTTAAAAGCCTGAGCGCACAAACAAAGATTAACCATAATGATTTAACCCAAGCTGCATCTAAGTTAGACCCATTTGATCCTAAGAGTGTACGTGACTTTAATAAAACACTTAAAGATGCCACCCTAGATAATATGGCTATTGTTAAGCAATTCAAAAAAGTTAATAAATCATTATTTGAATTTAATAAACAACTAAAAAGCAGCAATAATGAAAATAAAGAGAATAACCCCAATAATAAACCCAATAATGATGTAAATAACAATACCATCTCTAAAATTGCTAAAACTGCAGCAATAGGCTTACCCCTTTATTATGCTGCTGAAGCCTTTAGAAGCTACGCAGCTACAAATGCACTAGATAATGGTAATAACCTCATGAATCCGCTATCTTATGCAAGTAATAGGCGTGGTTTACAATATGAGCAGGATAAAAGTATAGCCAGCGGCATAGGGGCGCTAATCGGCGGTGCATTAGGTTCCTTTGTTCCTGGTGTAGGAACTGCCATTGGTCTTGGTGTAGGCGCAACAGTTGGATCGCAAATCGGTAATTTAGGCTATAGTTACTTTGGTGGCCAGGATAATGCCAGGGATCAATTACAGTACGAAGTAAGTCAAAATTATACTAATCTAAATAGAGGAAATGCATTATCCCAGCAATTAGCTTCTTTATATGGAAATACATTTAATTCCCCAGATAAATCCCCCTCTGAAAATATGTTCCTACTGCCCCAATTTTTACAAATGTCAGCAATGAATCAATATGGTGGTAATTTATCTAATTCTGATGTAGCGGGTGTTGCCAAAGTTGCTGATCGCTATAATGCTAATCCAGCTCAACTTGGTAGTCTACTAACCCAGATTAATGCATCAGTTAAGGATATGAGTGCTACTTTATTAAATGTAGATTCACATGCTCAAAAAACTGGTGGTGATGTAGTTGCACAATTAGCCGTAGCTGTTCAGCTTATGCAAAAAGGTGGCTTATCTGCTCCAGATGCTATTAATAAAGCATTTAATCAAAACTTATATGGCACAACTTATGCCGGCGCACAAAATGGATACTTCCAAAGTTCCTATGCCAATCAATTTCGGTTACGAGCTTTAGGTAAGGTTGCTGGGGTTGATGTCGAAGGTGTAATGCAGGGAGATGCTAATTCTATAACTAAATTTAATCGTCTACAAGCAAAAGCCCAAAACAATAGACTTAATCCGGATGCAAATTCTTTACTCGTAAACATGATATCGCAAAGCTTGGGGTTAGGTAATGGGGTTATTAATGGTAATACTGCTAATCCAGGGGCAAATACACCATATACCGATATATTTAATAAAGTGAGTAATCCAGAAGCTATACAACAAAAGAATTATAAGGGCATGGTGAGTAAAAATCTGGATAAAGACTTGTATGGAGAAATTAAGCCACATAATTCATTAAAAGGCTCCGTTACTAATAACTACCATTCTGTTATAGATAAAGCAGCTAATTGGGGTTCCGGTATTATTGATAAAGGTAAGCAATATGCTACTGAAGGGTTTACCCATGTCCTGGCTAAAGACTACATGTTAAATATGCAGCAAATGGAATTGGATAAAAAATCAGGCAATATGGCACATTACCATAACCTCGAACAATTAAATAAAAACCTGGAGCAGCAAATTAGGGCATTAAATAAAAATACCCAAGCTATACAACAAAAGAATGCTATGGGAGGTAATTATTAATTATGGCTAATAATGCTCCACTGTATAACTTACTTGGCTTAACTGAACAAGGCTTACAATTATTTAATGGCTGGGATTTACAAAATGCACAATATAATGGAGTTAATTTCTATATTGCCAAGCCATTTGGTAGCGGTAGTATTACCAATGCACTAGATACGATTAATGCTGCAAGTTCCATGCTCGGTTTAGATTCAACCTCATTCCCATTAAATAGTAGTTTGCCTATTGGTACAAAAGAACATCTACAGGAAGTAAGGGATAATGTTAAACGTAAGTTAGTAGTACACCCTCTGGTTAATACTAACACCAATATAATTGAAGACTTGGGCTTTGAGGTTGAAAGATTTAATGGAGTTGGCTTAATCGTTGGGGATAGTTATTATAATGCTTACACCAATTTATATAACTATTTTTTAGCTAGGAATGGCGATGTGACTTACGCCAATATTCCTAAAGAGTACCGCAATGTTTTACAGCATCCAATACGGGGCAAAATTGAGAATGTATTCCTCCATGAGTTTAGGGTAATTCACAGCGCACAACGGTGGAAGAGTATTTTATTTGAATTTACTTTTGTTGCCCAAGAAGTAACCGTTGTAACGCAAAAATCACAATCTGTTATAAATAAAGTCAACCAGCTTTTTAATTTACTTATCCAAAGTATTAATGATATTTTAGCCATTATTGCTCAGATTGAAGCTTATGGTAATATGGTCAGTAATTATTTTAATAGTACTACTCCAAGCAATGCAGTGAACTTTGCTAATCAGACCGTTCCACAAATTAAAAACTATACTGTGCCATTACTTGGCAGCACGGCTACTATTTTATACAATAATTTTAAGCTCTCCAACCAATCTAATAATTATACAAATTATTATTTTGAGAACCAGAGCGTAGATTACTCAAAGTTTGGTGCACTAACTCAATATGCTAATAGCTATGATGATACTGGTATTAATGCTTTAGTACAAATCTATAATACTAATGTACAAAAACAGATCGATCAAATTAACAGTTATGGCTTAAATATTCAAGCAAATAACCTTATTACTTCCCTTGCAAATAGCTATGTTAATTTACTTGATTTATCTAAAAGCTTATCTGCTAATAATAGCAGCCAATTTACCAGCTACTTGGTACCTTATACTATGTCAATCAGAGAGCTATGCTTTATTAATAACCTGGACTTTAATGATATAAATATTTTGCAAACTATTATTGCTACCAACAGGGGTAAATTTGCATCAGTAAATAAAATACCAGAAAATATTGTTGTATTATTACCTAAATCCATTATTTAACCTGATGGAAGGGTATGAAAATTTGGTTATAATCTGTATTGCGGATTATAGATTTATTAAAGCTTGATTTTATTGTACATGATGATATAAATATTTTATCCCTCCGTTTGCGGAGGGAATCCTCGTTATTAAATTAAATATAATGTATAGCGCAATAGTTCAAAATAGTAAATACAGGATATTCACACTGCCGTAGAATCTACGGCAGCAAAATGAAATTGTGCTGTTATAATTCGTATTGTTGAGTGCAATAACCAATACTATATAGCACATCAATAACGGTATTTTATTAATACATTATTAGGAAATGATACACGCAAAATTTTAGTTCAGTATTATTTATATGTTATAATGTTTATCTTCCAATTTTAATTAATATTATGGTGTGATAAACAAACAAAAATACGTCTTTAAATAACTATAAATTTTGGATTTTACTATCTATTATTAAGGTATATTATTTTTGTTAACGCTTGATATATATAGTAAAATTTTTGTGATATAATATTTTCCTACAAAATTGATAAATACTATTTGTAGTTGAAAATAATTAACTTGTTTTGAAACTATGTTCTATTGTAATAATCGAGTTTAAAAGAAAAGAGCATATTATGAGTTTTAGCACCTTATGGAAAAAAGAACTTGAAGGAGTTACATCCTTAACACTTGAAGGTTTTGCTTACGGTTACTATATTTACGAACCATTCTATTTTAACATCCCTCCTAATAATAAGTATGAATTATGGTTGATTAAAGAAGATGGAACCCTTAATCCACAACAACAAATATATCAGTTCAATACTTTGGAAGAAGCCAAAGACTTTGCTATCAATCACCTTAAGGAGTTATAAAACCTAGTTTACTAAATATTCAGCTACTTGTATGTTAAAAAATTAGTTTAATTTTTATTAACTATATTTTTTAGTGTATTAGTTTTATTGTTCCCATGCTTCATAGACCTGCATTTGCTTTTTATATAAGATAAAGACGAATTAATCTGAGTGCTTCTAGAAACTATGAATACATAGTTATAAAATTAAGATTTGATAACTTTGGCTCGAACTCTAGCAAGAACATGTTAATCCGCCATTAGCTGATTTATGATGTCCTAAATTTAATGTTTAGGACACATAATGAATGATGTCAGTTATATAGTATCGCTCTATGACATAATCAGTAATCAAAATAACATTATTAGTAATAATACTAATGATATTAATGGGCTGCTTAGTAATTATGGCATAGAGCGAATGCTAATCATGAATAATTTATTCATGCCATTAGCTAATAATGCAGTAATCGATTTAACCTATAGTGCAGCAAATAATAAAACCAAGCTATTTAATCCTTCTCTTGCTGAAGGCAACTTAGTAAAAATAGAAGAAGTATTTAATAATACATATAAGACCGTATTTGTTGGTTATATCGCAACAGTCAGTATCAGCCAAGATACACAAGTTGGGTTAAATATCACCCTTAACTGTTTATCATTACTTTGCCAGTTATCCGATCAAATGGTAGCAAATGATATAGATGATACTCTAATGCTTGGAGGTGGGCAATTTCCTATTACAGATTTTGTGGCTAATCAAGTTGAGCTTGGTAAAATTCTGATCGCTTTTCAAAACCAATCACTTATGAGCTATGCGCTCAATCATCAAATAGTAAATAGCTACGATAATTATGATGGACAACAATTAGCATTTCTAATTCCCCCTGGGGCTGATAATCTATCTAGTCAAACTTCTGTTTATTTCTTTGCTTCAACCAATGACAATAGGTTTAATAGTCTGCTTCGTACAGTATATGCTTATCAAAGATTAATCTATCAGGATTTAGATGGCACTGTCAAAATTGCTATACCTTCAGTTGCAGAATCAGTAATTAGTAGTTTTTACAACTTTGATATTGGTAAGTTCAATGATAAGGTAGATAATAACAATATCAAATATGATCGCTATAACTTAACTAAAAATGCAGGGATCGTATGTAATCGTGCTTTTGCTTCACTTGTTCCTATTGGTTTTAATCTAGTCGGAAGAGATGAAAAAAGTACCATTAATTATGTATCTAATTTATCCGGTTCAATATTTACCCGAGGACAGGCTTTGCTTAATTCAGGCATATTTACTATTAGTAAGCATGATATTGTTGATTTGAGTGATAACATTGTCAAAGACCCAACACTATTGAGATTATTTAATACTTCTCAAGGTAGTAACAGCAATATCATAGCCACTGATGTATCTGGGACAAAAAGTAATAAACCAATCGTTGGTTTATATGCTAATCGTTTACTAGCACAGGATGCATTTTTAGAAACACAACTAGAAATAGATTTGCCCCGTCTATCTTGCTACAATTCAGCTAATGATACATTAACAGATATTCCATTAGGTTACATGATTAATGTAAACGATAATGGTAATCTAGGTTTAGAAACTAATAAGCTGTACTGCTATCAAATGGCGCTTAACTATGACATTAATAATGGTACAAAGTTAAGTCTTGGATTATGTAAGCCGTATAGTTTCACTACCTTATGGAATACAGCTTAGGGGGATGAATTAATGAATGACTTTAAAAAAGCAATTAACTGGGTAAAAACCCGATCACTAATATTATCCGGCTTTATCAAAAATGCCAGATTTAATAATGATGGTAATCCTAGTGTAACGACAAACGTAAATAATATTAATGTTATTGGCAACAATCGTCAAAATGTTGCTTGTGTATTTCCACATGGCTATTTTAGCGTGCCTAAAGATGGGGTTAATGCAGTTTTACTAAATACTGGTGATACCGGAAGCAATCCATTAGTTTTGGGTGTATTAGTAGGTTTTGATAACTTACCTTATACTGCGAAGCCTGGTGAGAGTGGACAATTTAGTGATAACTGGCTGCTGGTACAACAAAATGATGCTATTCGGGCATATAAGCTTGATGACGAAGAATATAATACAACGCTACCCAGTGGGGAATGGCTGGGTAAATATTTAACTGATATTTTAAATCGGCTCGGCACTATTGAAGAATACTTAAACAATCATACCCATGCTGGCGTACAAACCGGTTCGGGAATATCTGGGGCAGCCACATCCCCAATTGCACCTGATCCAAATATCGACAAAGATAAAACTTCAATTCAGAATGAGGAGTATTTATTAAATAATAGTGCTAAACCAATTAGCAGTGAATTTGATATTGATGCAATAGTAGATTATTAACATGTTTTATAATACAAGTATTTATATTGACCCAATCACACATGACTACGCTAATTTAAATGGACAGATTGAAAATAGAAATCAAATAGTCACTGAGATATATTTGCGCTTGATGATTCCACAAAAAAAATATATGTATGCTCAAGACTCAACAATTGGCAGTCTTCTATATAGCTTAAGTAATAAACGGGGTGCGGTAAATAAGACGCAACTATCTCAAATTGTAGAGGATGCCTTAAAGCCAATGGTCGAGCAACAAAAAATTATCATTCAGAGTATAAAAATCCCCCGCTTGGTTTTAAGGAATATATCAATTGAGGTTAATTGTACGGATACCAGTGGCGAACAGATTCACTTTGTATTAAATGCAGTTATATAGAATACAATATCATGAAAACGCAACAGCAATATTATCAACAATATGTTACCACTGTGAAAGCACTTAACCCTGTAGCGGTTCCAGATGCTCCGGCAACTGATTGGTGGATTAAGGCTAATACTATTGGCGGTATAGCTAGTGGTATAGACCAGGATATTTATACTTTTAGACAAGATGTCTTTCCGCAATATGCCAGTGGTAACGCATTGGATAAATTCCTGGCTTCCTATAACTTGCCCCCTAGAAGTGCCGGTATTCCTGCCACTGGTTATTGCCGGTTATCTTCTATGCAGTCTCAAGATATAATATTACCCGCTAACACAAAACTCGGCATATCAAATAATCAATTCTTTATTCAACAAACCACAACAATTAAAGCTGGAGCGTTAGGTCAGATTCCAATTCAAAGTATTAACACAGGTTCAGGGCAGCAATTAGCCAATGGTACAGAGCTAACTCTGACTAACCCTATCGGCAATATTGAAAAATTAGTTGTTTTAAGTATGAATGATGGTGCAGGTAAGGAAAGTGATGCTAATGTCAGATATCGGATATTACAGGCAATTCAAAACCCAAAGCTTGGCGGTACAAAGCAAGACTACATCACCTGGGCAACATCACAGGCAAATATCACTGCTGCTGATGTAATTGCCAATATACTGCAAACCGGAATCTTATCGGTATTTGTATTATCAGGTACAAATGATCCGGATGTAATATTAGCCAAGCCCGATATGGTTTATAAACGCACTACTACCAAACCAGATATGGACACAGTACAAGGCTATCTGGAGACTCAACGCCCAATTAATGATAATGTGCTGGTATCAACAACAGATACTCAGGTCTTTAGTGATGCCAATACAATTAATGTAGGGGTAATTTTAATTCAAAATTTAACCCTGGATACTGTGTTATCTGATTTTAATAATATAAAAGTTGCTGATTTAATCCGACGTGAAGTTAGGCGAGCTTTTATAATGAGTCCATTATATGGCAAGGTAATAGCTGGTAGCCGATATATACTGCTTAAAGATATAGTTCAAACCATCGATACTGGCTTAAGTTCTAATGGTGGGATTTATGCGCAAATTCTAATTGATCGTAAGGTTGACAATAAAAGCACACAAGATAATATTCCCATCAATACATCAGTTCAACAAGATAACAGTTTATTTCTAGTTTACGACATTAGCTATAGTGCGATTAACGTCTACACATTGGGAAGTAACTAATGGCTAAATTACAAATATTCATTGATAACACTCCAGTATATTGCAATGACACTATAACCTTAAGGGCTGGATTTTTTGCAGATGACTATAGTTTAACTGATGTGACTACTGATTGTACTTTTGTTGTCACTTTCGGTAATGAAAATATTACGAAAGCAGCAAATAATAAATTCATGGTAAATAAAGCTGGTGATGTAGGAGTTAAGGCTTTTTATAAAGTAGCGAATAACGAGTACATTGCAACTACTAGTTTGGTAATTATTGGTGATGCAGCTTTACCGAATAAGGATGATATTTATGCTTGTTTGAAACGTGAAGAACCAGATGGGGTTTATACTCAAGTTGCAGATAAAGAAAGCTTCACTTATTTAGATAATCAGGCAGTAGCCAATATTTTTGCTACTTTATACAGTAATTTACAAAGTGAAGTTAACCAGGTTTATCCAGAGTCAACTACTGATTATAGTAACTGGATTAATATGCTCTTTAGTGAAGTCTACATTAATACTGAACAAGGTCAAATAAATAAGGTACTTCAATTATTACGCAATTTGCAAATTCTATCATCAATGAATCCATTTGATATAGCAAAAGTAATTACCAGCTATATTTATTATCGAACTGATTTAGCTATTTATGTATTTATCCAGGAAGATAAGGTTAACTTCGATAAGGCATGGATTTTAGGTACAGATAGATCAATACTTGGAGTTAATACTTATTTATCTAATGGGAAGATTAATAGTAATTTAGTAATAAACGTTTTTGATACTGGGCATAAATTAAGTGATTTATTTAGGATAGAGCTAGAGAACTTTATTAGTAAAATTACCAGGGCTTATTTTGGGTATACTATTAATTATGATAAAACACCAGAAGACTTTCAGTTAAGTTGTGATATAGGAATGACGTATAAAGGCGATCAACGCATTATTTATTCCTATTGCTTGCAATATAATGAATCAGCTTTTTATAAAGTTACTGGCTTAGTTAATCCTATCCAACCAAACTATATACAAGACATGTTAATTTCACCAGCAAATGATACACTTATTAATCAACCAACTAAATTAATAGTAACTGGAGTGTTTATTGCTGGAATTACTGCAGATATTACTTTAAGCTGTCAGATTGTAAAAAACAATACCAATCTCAAACTGATTGGGGATGTTCTTGTGCCAAATACAAATGGTGATTGTACTTTAACCGTTACCTATGGTGATATTACAAAATCCGTTACTTATATAAGTGAGGCTTAAGTAATGGCATTTAATCAAAACTATTATTTAACCTGGGAAAATGGGGAATTAGTTACCGCAGATACCATGACTGCTTTTAATGATGGCTTAACTTCACAGATATTAGCTCTTACAAATGGAATCTTGCCGGTAATCTTAAGTGGCGGTATAGTTAATATTAATGGCAATAGCTTTAACGTAGCTGAAGGTTATTACCGAGTAGCTAATCAAACAGTGGATAGTGTAGAAATACCAGGTTACTTTTATGCGCCGGCAGTGAATAACTTAATCATTAATAATGGGCAGTATATTGTTGCCAGGATTAGTGTCAGTTCTATTTCTAAATACACTACGATTATTAGCGGAAAGGTTTTAGTAGTTGATGCACCTACTGTACAAGATGTAATTCTATACAGTTCTAATGATAATGGTGCGGGTATTACCCAAATATCCAGAAGTAATGATTTACAGTTAATTATATCCATTATTAATAAAAATAACCAGTTGATTATAAATAATCCAGATATTCCTACTTTGGCACTTGATGTTATAAATCAACGGGTAATTATTTTAGATATTGCACAAAATGCCCAAATTACATTACCGGATACTACTAATGGGATTTATTCAATTATAAATAGTTCCAGGGCTACCATTTATCTATTACCTAATACTGGTTATACTATACTTGGTAAAACCCAGTATTTAATAACTCCAGGTAGCAGCATGGAAGTAACACCAATTAATGCAAATAAGAGCTGGATATTTTTATAGGAAAGTAAGTTATGAGTTTTTTAAATACTCCGGATATTCAAGATGACGGTCAAGGCAATGTAAATATCCGACAATCAAATGGTGATGATGCCAATTTAAATGTTACAGGTACAACTTCTGGTTCCTGGTTTGCATTTAACAATATGCAAAACTATGGTGATATGAAGATTGTATTTCAAAATAAGGATGGCAAAACGCCTGTAGATATAGTTGTATCTGGTGCAGCTACAATTTATAAAGATCTAACCGTAAATAGCCAAAGCAATCTTAATGGTAAAACTATTATTAACTCACAAGCAGATAATTTACCCTTTCAGGTTGCAGGAGCTGGGGGGCAATTTTGGTTTTACTCCAGTGGCGGACAAAATAATGGTGCCGTAATTAGAGGCGGGACCCAAGCTAATTATGGGCTTGTTTTTACTGGTGATGATCGAGTACGGCTCGAAGGTGTTGGTGGTGATAATAGACTAGCTGCGTTGTCAGATTTAGGTAACATCATAACCAGTGGAGGCTCACCTGGCAGTGGATATTGGTACAGGTTTAATAATGGCTTGATTTTACAAATCAGGTTTATCCCTTCAGTTGGATCGCCAGGCTCTAATATGAATGTTACCTATCCCATAGCCTTTCCCAATGCATGTGTTGGAGCATCAGCAACTTTAGGGAATATTAATCCAGCTTATTTTGTAGTTGGTATTAATCCAAACTCTTTATCTTCATTGTTAGTATCATTTAGTCAGCCATTAGCTGGGCCAAATGCTGCATGTTTATCTTTAATAGCGATTGGATTTTAAATTATGCAATATTACTTTTCTGTAAAGACTAACGGATTTTATGTAGACCAGGTTCATGGCAAAAATATGCCGGAAGATGTAATCAAAATTGATGAACAGCAATGGCAAGAATATTTGCAAGCATTAGATAATGGCAAGCAATTAGTCTTGAATAAGTGTAAAAAACTGACTCTGGTCGATAAGCCATTACCAAAGCTAGATTATAGTGAATTAGCAAAAAAACTATTAAGAGCTACCGATTACTTTAAACTAGATGATGAATGGTGTTTATTAACTACAAAGCAACAAGAAGAGTTAAATGATTACCGGCAAGCCTTACGCAAAATAGATGTAAACAGTACAAGCTTACCTACCATGCCAGATTTGCCAAGAGTCAACAATAATGAAATTTTTGCAACTAATTATTTAACCACGACATAAAATTATTATATAAATTTATTGTATAACTATGAGATAATAGCCCTATTAAATTTTAAAACTCCTTTTATTATTAATCAAAACGTATGAACATGTAATTATAAAGAATATTATATTAAATATGCTAATATTCGATTTACTATATGGATTAACATGATTACATTCACAACTAATATTTCTGCAACCGATCAAGAATATAATATTTTTACTGAAATTGATGGGCAATTTATAATTGATAATGATGATACTACCAAATGTGTAGCTAATATTGAGGCTTGTTATATTGATGTTGACCGAGCAAATGATGAAGGTTATTGTTTAGACTCTATAATGGATGCACATGAATCTGCATTTTATTTATCCGATGCTTTTCATGCAACTTTCAATAAAAAAGGAATAGTATATAAATATCTTAGAAAGTATGGAGAACACCATACATGGCTTTCTTCTATGTACAGGAATTTACTATTTATTAATAAAGTAAAGGTTCATCACGAAGCTAGAGGCAAAAATTACGGATTAGCTCTTATTTACCATACTATTCATACTTTCGCTAGAGAATGCCAAGCTGTAGTATTATTAGTTAAACCGCTGCAGTTTTCTCCAAGCGGTTCTGAAAGATTTCCTGAGCTAAAGTTAGATAAATTTACTAACAATGAACTGATAGCAACTAAAAAAATTAAAAAGCATTACGCTAAAATCGGTTTTGAAGAAATCCCTAAGTCTAATTTTATGATATGCAATCCATATCTTACACATGATATTTTTCGTAACATAGGGGTTAAGTCATAATAATTTGATTAATTAATAAACATTCCCCGTTTCAGCGTTGAATAAAGGTATATAACAGATTATGAATAAATTTTTGAATTTGTTAAAACCAATTTGTAAAAAATTCATTGATAGAAAAAAAGAAATCCATAAAATTTTTAGTAAGCCTTTCGATAATGCCTTCTATGGTGTATTAAATAATTATATTAGTAAGATTTTATTAACGCTAAAATTTGTAATTGTATTCAGTCAGCATTGGCCAATTGTCAAAACTCGAGATTTTGAAGTATTTCAAATGCTAATTCCGTTTATTGGGACATTTTGGATATTTGTACTTAATGGAATTGAATTTACTATAATTACCATACTAATTTTATTAAAAAAACAAAAACTGTGGCTTGCTCGGTTAGTTTTATGGCTCCATACCCGAATAGTGTATTTGCTTAATAATGCATTAAGTGATAATATTTTTGGACTTGTCTTAACAAATCTTATTTTACAAACATTCTTATATAATCGAAATTGGGACAAATTTATCATTATCTGGAGCACTAACCCTAAAAACCATACTCATTTTATAATGCAACTAATATGTTTCTTTGTATATACTGTTATTATTCCATATCTTTTCTGTTGGTTAATTACATTATTATCTAGATTTATTAATGTATATAGTACAACAAATACTAATGAACAACATTGATATGAAAAGTATTATTTCCTAAGTTGGTTAATAGATTAATCATTTTATTTCTATAGAAGCAGACTTTACTAAGGCACTAGTTGCGCTGTGTTGCGTACGAGTGCGAAAATGACTAACTAAAAAAGCCCCATTTTAGCCCCAGAGGATATTTAAAACATGATATTTTTCAACATGTTCAATGGGTTATGCGTATAATGGTGCGGTCTCATAACCCGAAGGTCGTAGGTTCAAATCCTGCCCCCGCAACCATTTAGTATCAATGCTTTCTGCAAATTAATACCTAATCCAAAAAACTTCTTTTGCACTCTATTTGCACTTATAATTTTATAAAATAGCGCTTCCTTGCGATTTTAGTTAGGAATGTGTAGCATAAAGAAGTTGATTTATTGTACCTTTTCACTTTGGTAACCTGGAAATATCTCAATAGTTCTTAAGTTTTAATATCTGCCATTTCTTTGAGTGGGTAGCCATGGCTGGAATAATCATAAAATGACTTATCATAACCAAGCAGTATAAATAACAACAAATACAATATACAAAAAGCTTGTTTTTGTAAATCATTATGCTTTTTAAGTTCATCATGCACTTTCAAATTGTCAAGCCTAATTTAAAAAGGGACCATCTACTAATTTAAAAAGGGTCCACTTTAGTTTCCATCTTAAGTCATTTTAACTGGAATAATACCAGCTTTTCTTTTTTGTTTTAATCGATAACTCTCCCC